GTGCGGTGGTATCCGAAAGGAACCGTCGCCCGTTGCACGTGGCCGATTCACGAGCCAGTCGGAACCGTGCGGGCTGTCTCATTCAAGCACGCCCAGAGCAAGGCCCTGAGAGCCTACCCGGACGTGGAACCGGAGCTACTACAGGTAATCATTGCGTAGGAGTCCAACATGACACAAAACGACTTCATCGTGGACCGCATGGGCAGCATCATCGGCATTACGCCGATGAACCAAGTCGCCCGCGAGTGGCTTACCGAGAATTGCCAAGCCGAACCGTGGCAGTGGCAGAATGCAACCTTGAACATCGACGGCCGCATGGCAGACAACATATTGGAAGGAATCGCGGCGGCCGGCTTCACCGTCGGACCTTGCTAGGGGATCATCATGGGTGCTGGAATCAGCAAAGAGCAAGAGCGCAAGGCGAAGTATCGCGGCCTACAGGCCGCCTTGCGCGAGCTTCGCAAAGCCGGGGTCGAATGCCGGTACGCCGACAAGGCCGTAACGGGCACCGGCTTCCGCGTGAGCTACGGCACTACTCTTCGCGCCAGCAACGGGGAATGCTTCGGCAACATGCACGTGGAAGTCGGCGAAGAGCACTACTGGCTGTTGGACGCCCCCAAGGGAATCGCCCGGATCAAAGCCCTCTTCGGCGGCGAGCGCGACCGGCTTGCCGTGACCGAATTGGCGTGGCTTATTGTGCAAGTCGAGCGCGCGGTCCACGAGCACTGCCGAAAGGAAAACTTCGGCAAGCCGGAATTCGACGTGTTCCTTCACAACGCCGATGGGAGCCGGTTCAAGACCACTGCGAGCATCGGCATGGAAGAGGGCGAAATCTATGCCTACAACGAAATGCAAGGCGACCGGCCGATGATTCGCATTGGCCCTGGCAATCAGTACATCGAGCTACTGCCGGGCATGTCGGTGCGGTGGCGCGACGGTCGAGTTATTGTGGAGCGCAGAGCATGAGAGAAGAAAACGCCGACCGACTGTTGGAACTGGCCGACTGTGAGCCGGATGAATTGACCGACGAGGAGAGCCGCGAGTTGTTCGCGCTGGGCGAAGAGCTACGGGGCGAAATCCGAGCAATCACACATACCTTGTAGGTGGACCATGATTACCCGTTCTGTTGGAATCAGTCCCGGAGTGCCGTGGGCAGGGCCATTGCCGGGCGGCGGATACAATGGCAAGACGAAGCGCCTTGACCGGGCCGTGGCCCGCTTTGCCGAGTGGTTGGGGCGGCACTTCGCTTGCGATGTGCAAGTGCGGTTCAACTCGCACCGGCTTAGCGGTGGGGCGTTCATCTACCCCGGCGCGAAGGAGAGAATCGAATTCGACAGGCCGGAGATCGGACTGGGCGCGGGCCTTATCATCCCGCCGGCCGTGAAGCGACGGCGCGATCGGGCTTGGAAAGACGGCACCTGGCGCAGACTGCCGAATCTGGAATGGGAGGAGTGCTGGACCGAACAGACGCCGCTGGACTACAATGTGCTCGTCTACCCGGAGTTTCTGCGCGATCCTTCGGACCTTGGCGAGTACACGGGCAGGCGAAATGCGACCTTCGGCTTCTGGACCGTGGCGACCGCGCAAGAGGCATACCGCTTGTTGCGCAAGCTGATACGGGAGGGACTGATTAAGGGCTAGAGGACCATGAATAACGAAATCGAAACACTTGTAAACCAATTGCACTCTCCTCAAGACTTTGCGGAGGAGCATTGCGATTGGTACAGCGATGATTACGTCGAGGAGGCGAGACTTCACGCGCGTGATTGGTCTATCGTTGACTTCGCGCTGGACACAATCCGCGAATGGGCCGCTGAGTCGGCAGAAAATCTGGCGATTCTTCGGGAGCATGTATCATGCGCCAAGTGACTTGCCAGTGTGGCCTTCGCGGGTGGCAATGCCGACTGCGCGAGAACTATGCCGACTTCGACGAATTCAAACGGTACGCCGAAACCTACGGGTTGCACCGCCGACTGGGCTACCGTTCGCCACGGGCCGCGTGGAACGCGAACCCGGTTGTCCAGGGATCGGTTGACCCTTCCGACTTCCGAAAGGTGAGACGATGAAATACGAAGCGGAAATCAAAGTGACATTGCGAATTGACGCCGACGCGGCGCATCCGGTCAAGATTATCAAGCAGGCCGCCCAACAAGCTGTAAGCAACGCGCTGCAATCCGCGTGCGACAATGGCTTTGAGCATTGCCTCGACGAAGCTGATGACGATTGCTCGATGAGCATACTCGGAGTGGACGTAACGTCAGTAGATGAAGCATGAACAAATTCTCGCTTGGACAGATTGTCGGCACGCCCGGCGCACTAGAAGCGCTGGACCGCGCCAGCCAAAAGCCGGAGTTCTTTCTGACGAAACACGCCCAAGGGGACTGGGGCCTGATGTGCGCAGAGGACAAGCAACTCAACGAAGAGTCACTGAAAGAGGAGGGACGGATTCATTCCGCCTACAAGACGCTGAAAGGGGAAGACATCTGGATCATCACGGAAGCCGACCGCTCGACCACCACCATCCTGTTGCCCGACGACTACTAAACCATGACCATCTGCCCGAAGTGCAAACACCTGATCGACGATCAACCGCATAGGTGCCCGACGCCGGAGTACCTTGCGGCAAGGAATCGTCTTGTGAGCGTGGCGGCCGAAGCGGAAGACGCGATACCATTGGACGAATTGGAAGAAGAAGCGAGAGGTAAAACATGGGCCTGACAATTCACTACGGTCTGGACAGCAGAACGCGCACCGCCGAGCGGGCCAAGACGCTGGTCGAGCGCATGCGCCAGCTTGCCCTTGACTTGCCTTTCGAGCATGTGGACGACAAGGTGCATTACCTTGGACCGAAGATATGCCAGCGACCGCTTGAAAGTCTGCGCGGCAATGACCGCGCATTCAGCGCCGTCTTGGAGGGGTCCATCAGCGTAGACGTTCCCTGGCACCGCAAGCAAGGTGCCCGAGTGCGCGTGCAACCGTTGGAAATCTTCTCCTTCGACACCATCCCCGGCCCCGGATCGGAATGGGCTACGTTCGGCTTGGCGCGGTTCCCGGCGGAAATCGAAACCGACTACACGCCCCATGACGACGACCGCTTCATTTCCACCATTACGAAGGACGGCATGACGCGATGGGAATTCAACTGGCGGAAGTTCCACAAGTGGCAAGAGGAGCAGATTCGCGCCGGCAACAGCGGGCCGCACCTTTCGGAGTTCCACGAGGAGAAGCGGAATATCAAGACCCGGCTTTCCTCTGGCTGGCGCTACTCAGCCTTTTGCAAGACGCAATACGCCAGCGAACCGGCGGCCGGGGGTGTGCCCAACTTCATCCGCTGCCACCTGTGCGTGATTCACCTGTTGGATCGAATCGCGGAGTTGCCGACGATGAAGGTCTCCGTGGATGACGAAGGAAAGTACGGCCGTTCCTACTACACGGATGACCCGTGGGCAGAGAAGCGCGTTTATACGTGGCACGAGGGGAAGTACAGCGTCAAGGCGCTGGCCGAAGAAGTCGGCGAGTGGAACACGATGATTGCCGCCGCATTCGGCGGGTTGCAGGACATGGCGAAGGCCCACGGGCAAGAGATCGACGCGCCTATCGCGTCTTACTCCGACTTTGAGCGATTGGAGTTCAAGGGGCAACAACTGGAATACCTCGCGCCGTTTCTGGACGCGATGAAACAACTTGCCGAGAAGCAACAGGTGCAGAGTGAGTGACGACTACGTGCAGAAGATAGTGGGAGCGTCTCGCGGCATACCGAGCAACGCGAGGCGGGTCTACCTTTGGGAGTTTCCCGAGGGCGACCTTGCCGCGCACCAAGCCATGCCCGACACGCCCCGGATGAAAACCTACGGCGACTATCTTGCCGCGATTGCCGCCTTGCAAGCTGACTTGGAGCAGCAAGGCAGTATCGTCGTGCGAGTGCGGTTCCCCGTGGCCACGATGTTGTCCGAATTGGACAAACATGGTTGGCCAAATGACGCGCAACATCGGTTAAAAGTGACCGGGGAGCTTGGAGCAAGGCAAGAGACGGGAGACTAACCGCCGGCCGGTAACGGCCGCATGGTCTCCCGAGCCGATACCGGCCTTATGACCGGCCCGCTTTTCGCCTAGTCACCGGAAAGCGGGCCGATTTTAATGGACAATGCTGGCGCAACGTGATATGCTAGAGATATGCGAACGCGAAAACAACAAGAGCGGCAGAGACACCGGGACCGGGGCAAGTACGCCAAGGTGAACCCGTGCTACCATTGCGGCCGAAGCGCCGGGGTGGACTACGTTTCGCACCGCGAGACCGATGGGGCGTTTGCCGACGAGGGGCTTTGCCTTTGCGCGGCCTGTTGCACGTTCCTGGAATCCCTGCCCAACGAGGAAGCACTGCGCCGACTACGCCTTGCCGACTACGGCCGGAATCCACAACCTTGCAGGTGAAGCGATGAAGATGAAACAGCGCTATCAGCGGACCTATGAGAAGGGCCGCCCGACAAATGGATGGGACAAGGGCGAGCGGATTACCGACACCGCACAAGTGAAGCCGGGCGACGTGCTGATTGCCGTGAGCAACCAGTTCCAAGCGGAGAACCTTGTGCGCGTGATCGAGCGAGAATGCCCCATTGGCGACGGATTCGACTACCAGTACGCCGACCCCCGGACCTTGGAGCGGAGCGACGGCGGCACCATGTTTTGCCACGGCTTTATGCTGGCCGGGCCGCAACAGGAATACTACCGCGCGATCGACCGCCGACCGAAACCGAAGCGAATCCGCAACCTGCCCGCATGGCCTGCCTACAAGCGGGCCTAATCGGGCAGTGGGAGTAGACTCTCCCGCCCGATAACGGTAGAGTGACAGAAAACGAACCGATGCAACCCCTGCCGACCCGCCTTGCGGAAGGGCGGACTATGTAAACGAAGGTGAACCAATGTTTTCCGATACCGTAATCTATGGGGCCGCCCACGTCATTTATTCATCGGAGTTCGCCGACGCCTGGGAACGGCGCGGCGGGAGCATCGGCGGCGGGGCTGACGTTTGCACCGTGGTCGATCCCTTGACCCCGGCCGAGCATGAGCCGATCATTCGGCCACTACTCGCCAAGATCGACAAGGAGCTGGGCGCGCCGCTGGCCGACATTTTCACGGCCGGCGGCATCGTGGGCGAAGAAACACAGATCGACGCGCTAAGCGACCTCCTGCTAGGGGCGCAAGGGCATGGCGTAAGCATCGGCGACAACTACGCCGACCAGTGGGGCAAGGGCTGTCTTGAGTGTGAAGTCGAGGGAGACTTGCCCTATGGTGATGAGTGGTTTGACGCCTACGGCGACCTTGCCAATGAGAAGCTGGACGCCGCCGGGTATCCGCCCGAGACGGAAGGCGAACCGGACCCGAGCTATGAGCCGATCATTGCCACGGCATTTCACTGGCATGGTGGACAGGAAAGTGCGCTCTACGCTTTCGCATCGACGCGAACGGTACAAAGTGAAGAACACAAGGCCGCCATTTTGGCGGAAGTCGCCCAAGACATAGCTTGGCATGAAAGCAACGCCGAGCAGGAGCCGGGCGACGTGGAGAAACTCAGGCGACTGGAAGCGGCGGTCAAGGCCGCTACACCCGGAACCAAGTTCTTCTACACCTGAAACACCCGGCGGGCGAACGGGCGGTAGGATTCGCGCGTATGCCCGTTCGCGCTAGTCGGCCCGCGTGCTGTGCAGCCCGTACCCGACGGGCTTTTCTATTATTTTGTTGACGTTGCGCCAGCATCGTGGTATGCTAGAGGTAAGGAGGGAATGACAATGCTTTGTTCACCTTGCCAACACGGGGTAACGAAAGGCGCTGGCGCGACGTGGGATTGCCCTTGCGGAGAAACGCATTGCCGGCATATCGACATTTGCAAGTGCGGCCGGACCCGACGCCAACGGTACAAGGTGGGAGACGTCTTCCGCCTGTTGACGCTACAGATCGACCATGACGACAACGACAACGAGCGCGTGACGCCGCGCGGAAGCTACGTTGTGGTTTCGGAAATCCGACAGCCGGCCGATAATCCGTACATCGTGAGTTGCCCGAAGACCGGCGGATGGTGGTTTATGAGCCAAGCCGAGCTTGAACAGCAAGCGGAGCTAACGGACCCGATCCGGCCGCCGCAACGAGAGGACTACCTGGGGCTGGGCGGGGAACGGCATACGACCATCGACGCCGTACACGAAGAGGGCATCGGCGCGTGGCTTGTGGAAGACATCCACGGGGAGGACTTTCGGGTTGTGCGCGACCCGGACAACGACAACCAAGTTCGCCGCGCATGGCGACTGGCAGAATAGGAGACTACCGTGTACCTGAACGTCAACAACCGAGAGCTTGCCACCATCCTGGCCGCGCTGCGCTATTGGCAGCGCAAAGGCATCTTGGGACCGACTAAACCCCATTGCCTTGCCGAGTATGATATTGCCAGCGACGATGGCAACGTGGAACCCTTGGACGCCAATGAGATCGACACCCTTTGTGAGTCGATAAACGGCGACGATGAATTGCCGGGCCAGCTTGTGGCCGCGCTGGAGCGGGCCAGCGCCGCGTGCGAACCGCACAATGCAGGCGGCAAGCTGGATTACGACTGGATCGGAGAGGCCGAGAACGTCCTCAGCGCCGCCTACGCCGCTGGGTTGGGACCGCAAGTCTCTGTCTCTCTTAAGCGCTTGCTCATGGCCGAGATCGACAACGAAGCGGACGGCGGGAATCCGACCACCCTAGAAACCGTCTTGGAATCGCTTGACGGCGGTTGCTCGCCCTATGACGGTTTTCCGGTCGAGGACGTGAAGGCCGAGCTTGCCGCCCTGATCGACAAGTTCGGCAAGGCCCCGGCCGACCGCTTTGTGACCGAAGCGGACTGGAAAGCGCGGACCGAAGCGAGCTTGGCGTAAAACAACACGGGCGTGTTGACGTTGCGCCAGCATTGTGGCATAATTGGGTAGAGGGACAACCATGTTGAAGCGCGAAGTCGAGATCGGCCGCGAGTACGTTGCCAAGGTTTCCGGCAAGATTGCCGTGGTGAGGATTCTCCGCCAGTCGCCCTACGGCGGGTGGGAAGCCGTCAACAAGCAAACCGGCCGGGCCGTGCGAATCCGAACGGCCGCCCGGTTGCGGAGACCGGCCCATCAAGAGGTTGCCGCCATGCGGAAAGGCATGGTCGCAACCGAGCAACGAATCGCAGCCGACTGGCAGAAGGCGAAAGAAGCCAGCTTGGCGCGCGGATACGCAACGCAATGGGATCGGCGCACCGCCCGGACCATTCGGAAGCGGCAGACGGAAGGGATCGACGTGACTGAAGCCCAACTTGCCTTTGCCGAGCGCGTGGAAGAGATTGTGAGGGCAGGGACATGATTTACTGGATACGCTGCGGGGACCAGGGCGACTATCAGGCCGTCGATGACCTGGACACCGTGATCGAAACTCTAAACGAGTGGCGAGTCGGCGAAGTAACGGCTTGGGTCGAGAGCGGGATCGGTGTTGGGGTCGAAACCGAACATTGCTACGGGTACGACTTTATCAGCCTGTTTGTCGGCGATGAAGAGGCGAACCTTATCCGACCGCTAAACGCACGGGAGCGGGACCGGGTGGAAGCCAAGCTAGAAGCGGTTTACAATTGAGGCGACCATGATACACTACGCCCTATACACTGCCCCTTGGCAGTCTGGAATCGACCATGCGGCGCTTTGCACCCATAACTGTGAGTACGGCGACCTGTTGGCCCGAGCCGAGAATAGCGGTTGCGAAGGGCATTACGTGGAAGTGGCGCGCTGGAGCTACAAGCGGGAGCGCTGGGAGCGCTACTGCCATTTCAAGTTCCTGGGAGGGGAGGACCGCGAACGCCAAGATTGGACGCCGAAGAAACTGGCTGAACACTATGCACGCGAAATCAACGACGCCTACAACGACAACCAAGCCGACTTGGCTTTGATCCACAATCTGCCCAACTGGGCGGAAGACGACGCACCGCCATCGGCTGAGAATCCTTGGGGCGTGCCCGACCTGGGGCTGGCCCTGGCCGAGACCTACTTGCTTTTCCAGCGGGCAGGTGAAGAAACCCCGATGGGGCCGATTGTGGCCGCGACGGCGGACCTTGCCGAAGCATTGCGGAGCTTCGGCCACCTGCCCGAAGAGGCGGAACGGATCATTGCGGAGCACAAAGGGCCGCGAATATGCAAGTCAGACAGACGGACAACACCGGAATCGACATGACCGCCATCAACTATCCAACTTGGAAGATTCGTGGCACGCCAACGCCCAACGAAAATCTGGTTGTCTGCGATGAATGCGGCAACGCCGAGTGGACCATTCATGGGCTTGCCCCGACAATCTGCCACAACTCCCACAAGCACGCCAGCGGCAAGTGGCGACGAATGAGGGAAGCGACCCCGACAGAGTACGCGATTGGCAAAGAAAAACTAACACAGATCATCGGGTGAATCATGCAAGCGACAATCCCCCAAGAGTTCCGCCACACTACGTTGGCCGCCTATCCAGAGCGGATAGTTGGCGTGACATTGCTTGACGAATCGCCGGGCTTCACCGGCATCTATCTGCGCGACGCCAAGGGCGGGTTGTGGCCGGCGCGCACCGTCGATAGATCGGCCGCGCACCACGACAGCGTTTGCGAAGCGTGGTTGTCGAGACCGGGGAAGCATGAGGACAAGAGGACGCCATGAGCTACCGCGAGGAGTTTGATATGTACGGCGTGCCCGAGCCGGCAGAGCCGTGGGGTTACAACCTTGACGATACAGGAATACACTACGGCCCCGGCGACTGGCCCTTCTGGCAAGTGACTGGCGGCAACATTGTCCCCGGACTGCCCACGACCCCGGAGAGCCGCGAGCCGCGTGATTCGCTACGGCTTGCCCCCGATACCGTCTTCCAATCGTGGCGTCAAGCCTACGTCTTAGTCTACCGCGAGCCGAAAGGTCTCAGCTTGTCATTCGGCTGGGCGATTCGGCCGCAAGGCATGGGGCAACACGTGGCCTACGTGAACGTGAAGCTGGACGACGATTGCAGGATTCGCAACCGCCGCGACTTCACCGGAGACGCCCTAAAACAAGTGCGGGCGCGAGTCGAGAAGTTCAAGGCATTCCTACAGCAGCACCGCGAATCGCGGGACCGTGGCGAGAAGCGCCCCGTAACAGCCCACGAGCTATACCAATGCACGACAGCGAATCAGTCTTGACGCGACGATTCAACCGGCCGCGCGACTTCAGCCAAGAGGCGATGAAAGCCGAACTGGCGGGATTACCAGGGACGTGGAGAATTTACGGGATCGACAGTTTCGGAAGAGGACGACACTACCACGTGGAGTTCCGCGTGGCCGGCGACCGCTTGGAAGCGCTGAAGATCGCGCTGGAGCAACTGGACGTTGTGCCAGCATTGTTACATAATCTGGAGAATAACCAAATCGAGCCAACATGACCACGACCGAAAGAGCGCCGTTCAAGCCGACCGCCGTTCTCATTACGCCAGAGGCGGAATGGACCGACAGCCAAGGCACCCACGTGGACCCCGACAAGGTTGCGCTGTTGCATCTGGACAGCGACGACAACAACGGGTGGTTGTACACCAAGGCAGAATGGGAGCAAGACGACGCCGCGCGAATCTACCGACGATACGACGGCGAGTATGAGGGCTTGGAAGAGGGCGAGCGCGTCGAGCTACTGCCCGACTTGTGGATTGTGAAGATCGACGAACGCGAGCACTGGGTTGACCCGACCATCCTGGACCGGACAAGCCGCATTTACGGCGTGTACGTCTTTGATCGACGGCGGCACGTGCATTGTTGCAGCTTTGAGGCAACGTATGAGCTTACCTTTCTTGGCACGCAATGGGAGACGAGCCGCGAGTTGACCGACGAAGAAGGCGAAGAGCTTGACGAGCTTATCCGCGACGGCGACCGCGATACCGAACAAGTCTGCTACTTCGGCGTTCACGAGATCGACCGGATACTTGAACACACTTGCCGCGAGGGCTTCCTGCCCGCTGAGGGCAACGGCGGGATGAAAGTGGAAGGCGTCAAGTCGGTTGTGACCGACGACGCAATCGAGGAAGTGCGGGAAGCCTACTGCCAGAGTGAGATGTAGGGCCGCCGGCCATTGGCTGGCGCAAGGGCGGGGCCGTGCCCGTTTGCCGATGCACGCCCCCCGCCCTCATAGATTGGCCACCCCTGGCCCCGGCAAGACGTGGTTGCCTTGCTGGGGCCGTTTCATCGGGGCTACGACCGTGGGCGCTTAGGGGCTATAGTTGACGGCGCTTACAGCCTTCGGCCGATCCCGCGTTTCGCCGTTGCCGCCGCCGGCCGGGCCGCCGCTTGCCGCCCTTCCGTCCGCTCTTGCCGGTCCCGAGCTTCCCGCCGGCCGCTCTGGCTTCCGCCTGGGTGACGGCCGGTCTCCGCCCGCCTCTGCCTGGCTGACGGCTTGCGCCTGACAGCAATGCCGCACACGGCGAGAATCAGGCCGCGAGCTTCGCCAGCCCGCGCAGATCGGCGCACCTGTCGGGCGGATCGGCGCAGATCGGCGGGCCGGCCGACCAGGTGAAGGGGCTTGCTTTTCGCTACACGGCGAGAATCAGATCGGGCGCATGATCGGCGACCAGATGAAGCGACCAGGCGACCAGATGAAACGACCAGACTGTTGACCAGGGCGACCAGGTGAAGCGATGGGGAACTTGCCTTTCGCCACACGGCGCAAACAAAGCGGCCGAAACTGTGCGAGAATGCGCGAAACTATCGCGTTTCCGCGCGAGCTTGTCACGTTCTGTTGCGAGAAGACTTGACGACAACGGCCGAAAGGGCGACAGCTTGTAGCCCTTTCGTCCGCTGGCATCAACCGCAAGAGAACGGGCCGACTGCCGCCGGCCCGCCATTGGCCCGAAGGCCGAAGAATTCTACTCGTTTTTGTCCCCGGTTATGGCCCGGTTAGCACGCACGCGACCCTTGCCGTCCGCACAACCCCTACAATCGGTTCTGTCGATCGTAGGGGCGCGCGATCGGTGCAATCGGTCCTAGCGAACGGGATAGCGCTGCGACTTGTTGCGGTCGTAGTGGTCGCGCGGATAGTCTGACCGATAGATCGAGTAAGGGTAGTAGCGGTATCCGGGCGTCTTCGGATCATACTTGTTTTGCGGGATACCGCGCGGATAGTGGTAGAATGTCCACAAGGGGGCGCGGTATTCGACGGGCGGGGAGTAGCGGGGACAATCGACCCCGCTAGACCCCGTTGCATTGTGGTAGCGGGGCGGGTTCGCTCCAAGAGCGAACATGGGGGCAATAGCGCAAACCGCCCCCGTCAACGCAAGCAACAGCGCTAGGCGCATGGTTTCACCTACGGGGTAAAGGGGAGCTAGGACTATGGGGCAACCGTTGCCCCGTTGCGCCTAGCGGGTTCTGCGCGGGGAGTCTCCCCGCCTATCATAGTAATTCGAGAAGGGGCGGGAATCAAACGGGCGGGGCGCGGGGCAGAGAGGGGCGCGGCCTACTTGCGAATTGTGGCGCGCAGCAAGGCGGGAAGGGGCGGGAGGTTATCGGCCTAGCTCCCTGCCCGTTGCCTACCGCGCAACAAGCAAGGCGGGGAGCTAGTCCCCGCCTTGCGGCAATCATCGGCGCGGGGCAGGAATCATTCCGCATACTGCCCCCTAGCTTTCCGCATTGCGGCCGATTGTCTGCGCACAACGCGCAGAGAATAACCGCGCACCGTCAACTCTTCGGCCAGCGCGGCATACTGCGCGGGGGTTGCGGGTTTGCTCTTGGCAATGCACAACCCGTAATCGGCCGCGCAATGTTGGCCGATATGCTGATAGCTTGTGACATTGCCCGATGGATCGGCCGCAAGAGTAGGAAACAGCGCGAAGACTTCCCCTTCTCTATCGACCCTGAATACAACGGGTGTTTGCATGATTGCTCCCTTGTGGTTGTGACAGTCTATCGACGCTAACCCATTGTTGTCCCGCCCCGTTCACTGGGGAGACGAGACAATCAACCCGCGCGAAGACTTGGCGGGTGTCTAGCACGTTCACTAGCACGCGCAGGGAATCGACGGACAGAAGCGCTTGCCTATCGTGCAAGGGGTTCAATTCTCTTGTGGTATACATGGTTGCGGTCTCCATTGTGGGATTAACCGATTCGCGCCCGTCAGGCTACGGGCGCGAATCGGGCAATCCCTGCCCCGCCCGTTCACCATTGCAAGTCTTCGGGCAATTGCTGATAGAGTCTGTCTAGCGCTTGCTCCCATTGCAGCGCTTGCTGGATACGCCCCGCCTTGCGCGCGTCGATTGCTCTTGCTTTGATTGCGGCATACTCCCGCAAGGGCGCGGGGTTCCTTTGTTCTTGGCAATATGCGTGCAAGTCTTCGGGGTCCATTGCGTCAAGGTTTTCGGGTTCCATTTTCTCTTGTCCTTTCTCTGGCAATTCGCCACTATCGACGTATCGGCCGCAATGTTGGCATACGGTATCGTGCCGGTCTTCGGCAACCGGGGTAAACTCCCCGCAATAGCCGCAACGGGTTTCCCCATTCTCTTCGCAATGCTCTTGCTCTGCCTCTTCCAACCACCCGCCCCAAGAGCAAGAGAAAACCTCCCCGTCTCCCTCTTGCCCGATGGTAAGGGAGTAGGTTTCGCCAACGTTCAAGTAGCGCAATTCGCGCTCCCCGCAAGATACCGACTCGATCCCGCACAATTCCCCGCCAAACCCGGCGCGCTCTAGGAATTGTTCGGCCAATTCCAACCCGCCTTGTTTGCGGTTCGCGTAGGCAATCGCGCGCTCACAAGCGCGGTCAAAGTCTCCCCGTTTCATGGTTGCTTGCATGGTGGTTGTTCCCTTGCTATGGCAGTCTCTTGGCAATCGCCTTGCGGCATGATTCGGCCGCGCGGTCAAGTATCCGCGCGAAGTCTTCCCATACTTTCCCCGCGCTCTTGTCTTGCCAAGCGCTTTCCAATTCGCCTTGTGATTCGCGGTAGTATTGGGCGACGTTTTCCAGAATGACGGGAACCTCTTTCGGGGTTTCCACGTCAAGGTTATAGCGGTCCTTGAATTTGAACATGATAGCTCCCTAGCGAAGTCTGATTGTCCCCTTGCGATACGCGCGAATAGCTCCCTCTTTCGTCCGATAGAGTCTGCTAACCCTATTGCCCCACCCCCGCCCGTCTTGCCAGTAATAGCCCCGTTCATCGGGCGAATACCATAGGGCTAGGTTTCCCCGAATCGTGATAGGTCTAATCATGGTTGCGGTCTCCGGGATTGTCTGATTAGCTTCCGTCAAGTGAACGGGAGCTAATCGGGCAATCCCTGCCCTATCCGCGCCTAGCGGCGCGGGTCGTCTACGTCTACCGCCTTGCAAGCAAGTAGAAAACGGCAACGGTCAAAGCGCGGGTTGTGGTAGCGCAATTCATCGGCAAGCGCGAGCGCGGCCGCATAGCGGGCGCAATCGTCGGCAATGCCGGCAATCGCGCCGGCAATCACTCTCAGATACTTACGGGTCATGGTTGCGGTCTCCCGGTTGCTCTTCTGGTTGCGGGTCAGTAGTTGACAACGGTAGAGACTACGCCCCGATGAGAATAGCGCAGAACCTCTGCCCCGACTGCCCGTAGGGATTCGACGAAACTACGGGGCAATTCACCCCCGAATTCCGCGCTCTTGTGGTCCCCGTTGTCCACAATGGAAACATCCGGGTAGTAAACGCGCAGGTTTGCCTCTACGCCGGATCGGTTGCGGCACATAGAACTAGCTCCTCTCTGTTGTGAAACGTGGTTGTGGATTAGCCGATTAGCTCCCCGTGCAACGGGAGCTAATCGGGCAATCCATGCCCGTTGCCGCTATGCGGCCGCGCAAGCGCGGGAATTGATTGCCCGCATAACTTCGCCCATAAACGCCCCGTACTGGCCGTTGCGCCGAAAACCATTCCATCGGCCGCGCAGTTTGCGGGCTAGTTCGGCGTCAATCCATCCCTTGCTACCCCAGCAAACGGTTTCGATGAGGGGAATCCGATCAATCCAAGGGATGTTGTACTTGTCGGCAAGGTGGTTGAAACGAGACACGTCGAATAGGGGTTGCTTCTTCATCGTGATTGCTCCAATGGTGAAAAGGTTATCCCTTGCGGGCTACTTCACGTGGTAAGATCGGATAACGTAGTGGATATGGTCGGTTGACGGTTTCGGTTTCGGTTGCTTGACGGGTTTCGGGTTGCTTGCGTGAAACCGGGCAACCGTTGCCCCGCCCTTGTGATAGCGGGGCGGGTTGTCGGCAAGCGCGGGGGTTGTCAGTAGTAAGAGAATCAGGATAGCGCGGTACATGGTTGCTCCCTATGCAATCAGGAAAGAGGGGCAGCAAGGGAATTGACGGGCAAGGCGCGCCAGCAAGGTTTGCGCCTTGCCTAGCGGCATACGGGAAGCGCGGGGCAGGGTTTCGGCCCAATTCTCGCAAACCGAAACCCACCCGCAATCATCCCAATTCCAAACGAAAAACACCCCGTCAAGGCAGCAAGCTACGGCGAAGGTTTTCATGGTGGTTGTCTCCGTTGCGGGATTGTCGGTTTCCGCCCCGTTTACTTGACGGGATGGAAACGGGCAATCCCTGCCCGTGGTTGTCATTGCCCCTTGACGAATTCGACCGTGGTAGCGGTTTGCTCGAAATAGATAGACTCTTGGCCCAATTCGACCGCGAAGTCTCCCGCCAGTCTGCGCAGGGCGGGGAGCGCGGATTCATCGACGCAAGCCCAAACCTTTAGGTTTCGGTCCCTTGCGTAGGAACCATCGGCCATACGGTAGACCCCTTCGCATAGGCCGTCTACGGTATGGCCGCCGATGAGAGAATCCACACGGTCAAGGCAAGAGTCTACCTTGCCCGATTCGACGGGAGACCCGTCATTGTAGTTTGTCGGCAGAAGCAAGAGACATTTAATCATGGTTGCGGTCTCCGGGTGCTAGTGGTGTCAGAAGGTAACGCGCGCCACCCCTGCCGAAAGAGAAGCCATAGCGGGGCGTTTGCCGCGCGCCACGAAATGGTAATAGACTTCCGCAAGGGTCAAAGGGTGCCGCAAGCAAACCTCCACGGTCTTGCGGGCGGTTTCGATGATAAGGCGGTTCGCGTATTCCACGTTTGTTTCCCTTCTACCTAAATGATACGTCGATGCTGGCGCAACGTCAACTAGAAAACCCGCGAATTCGAGACTAGGGCGATCCCGCTAGGCCGATTGTAATGGCGGAGTTGCGCCAGCATAGAAGAGGGGGGCTATCGACCGCAAGGGTTCGACGTAGCGGGCAGCAAGGAAGGGGCAGAGTTGGAACGGGCAGCAAGGGAGACGAGTTAATCGGAGTGTGCCCCCTACTTTACCTATATGTTTTACTCTCTATTTTGCTGATGTAGTGGTAGTAGTAGTAATAGAAAATAACTATTAACTAAAGTAGGGCTAGGGCGGCAAGTAACGCGCGCGGTTAGACGCGCCCCGCGCGCGGTTAGAGTTTGACATCTAACCGCGCCGCGTCGATTCGACCCTTACTCTCGGAGCAAGAAGAGCCGGCGGAGGGTCCAATACCTCCGCTTCCACCCCTGCAATCCCACCCTGGATCGACGGTCCCCGCCCCTCGTCTTCGCAAAGCAAGGCGGGGCAAAGGGTATCGGCATATCGGCCTATGGGCCAATCTGGCAACGGGGCAGCAAGGCGGGAAGCAAAGGCGGGGAAGTCTCCGCAACCACAAGAGAAGCTAACCCGTTGCCAGCAAAGCTACTTCGCACCATGCCAGCAAGAGTCAGGCGGGGCAAGGCGGGAAAGGTTTGCGGGGTGAGGTACTGGCAGCACCGATGCACAACAAAGCTAGCGCAACCTCAACTCTGAGTAACGGTTGCAGCGCTTCTATCGAATCTGATGTAGCGGACATCCGGGTGGGGTCAAATGTAGCGATTGTAGGGATTGTGCGGGCCGGAGGGCCGCGCGGCCCTATCGAGCGTCCCCTGGGTCCGCGTCGAGGTTCGCCGCGTCAGTCACACAACAGCAGTTTTCTTGGCCGGCACATGAAGAGGGACTGACGCGGCAATTCCCAGGGGACAGCCTCACAGGATGCAGTGCTGCCTTGATTCGTCCTCCCTGACGCAAGGATGCGTGCCTGGCTCACACCCAGACCTCGAAGATGCACGGGTCGTCGTTCGGATCACGATCGAGCCGGACCAGCCCGGTCGGCAGCGCGGCCCGCACCGCCGCCAGGTTGCCAACGGCAAGCGGCCGGGCATCCTTGAAGATCACGCCCGGCCCAGCCACTTGCCGGCGAACGACGTACTGGCCGGGAAAGTCGCTTGGGTTCCGGTAGACGACATAGAGATCGAGGCCGTTCATGCCGTCATACTAAACTTGACGTTGCGCCAGCACAAGGGTAGAATCAGCATTTTTGCTGATTCGAGGGAGACATGCTCACCCTGACGACCTGGCGAACACCCGCCACAGCCTACCCTGACCGAATCCTCGGTCGGGCGCGGATCAAGACGACGCGATACCGTGGCGTCTACGAGTGCTACGGCCTCCGTGGTCATCGGTATTTCCAGGCCAGGAACATCAGGGTCAAACGGCTCCTCATCGCCAATCGTGGTTGGGTGGTGGACGATCCGGGCGTCGAGGAGGGAGTATGAGAGTCGGCGACTTGGTGCAGACGGGCGACGGGTACTACGGGATCATCGTCGGAGAGCGTGACGTGATGTTGGGCAACGGCCTCCAGGAGATCATGGACGACGAAGCCTGGTCGAAGTTGAAGGTTCTGCCCATCAACCTCAATCACGAAGGCGGGGCGGTGAGCAACTTCGACGCCTTGGTCGAGTGTCGGGCACCCTGCCAAGTCCGTCGCAGTTTTTTGGGGCGGAACAGAGAGAAGGTCTGACGCGGCAATTCCCAGAGGATGGTTCTCGGGATCAACCACGAGGCTGCCTGATGAGCGAAGCACTTCTGGGCCGAGAAGACCTGATGCCGGGGACGCTTGAGCAGCCAAAACGCTTCGGTCTGCTCGACACGGAGACGAATACGTGGCTTGGCACGGCCGATGGTCCGTTGACCTACGACGATCACGAGATCGCCAGGCTGATGCGACAGATCATTGCGGCGAGGATTCCCTGCGATCCACTGAGAATCAGCGTGGAGCCGTTCACGTCGGCGACGAAGAAGTTGGACGAAATCAAGCCCAAGAACACGCTCAATCAAGCGATGGACCTGATCGAAAAGCGAGGATACTGATCGACACCGAGGTCGGTGATTGCTCGACAGCAGGGCATAGTGAGGAAGGTTGATGATGACGTTATTGACAGATAGCTTGGACACCGCCGTGCCGCTGTGGATTCACCAGTTTCGCAGCCTGCCCGAAGATGAGCGAATGGGGATGATCGGCGAGATCAGTCCTGGTTTCGCTGAACGGATGGAGTACGTCTTGCACAAAGAGGAAGGCAAAACGGTCCAGGCTTTCAACGATTTGGCCCGCGCGATCGCCCTGATGTCGTTTCTTCCCGGCGGCGTCAGGTGTTTCGGCCGGCACTGGGAGACCAAGGGTGAGTAGCTACACGATCGGCGTCCAGGACGGGCACGCTTTCATCCAGTGCCATCGCTGCGGCTCGCGTTCGTTCAACGTCAACGACATCGACAATCGCTACTGCGGCCGGTGTCACGTCTTTCACGAGGATGCCGGTGGGACGGTTTGCCAACACTGCGGCGAGCCGATTCTGCCCGGCGAGCCAATTGGCCCGGTCCAGAACGCTCTCCTGCATCACGAGTGCTTCTTTCGATCAGTTGCAGGCAGCGTGGGCCATCAAAAGCATGAGTGCTCTTGCTACGACCAGACGGACACCAGCGAGTACGGTCTGACAAAGCGTCAAGCAGCCAAGGCGGCTCTTGAATACTATCGTTCCCGCCAACCAGCCTCCAACGAGGACGCAGCTTGGCCTTGGGAAGCCTTTCAGCGCGGCAATTTTCGGCATGGCTGAAACATAAACGGGCTGCCCGTTTGCAGGACGGACAGCCCGTTGCGGCTTCACTCTGGGAGTCATTCGGCGGACGTGTCGCGGACCCGACGCAGGTAACGCCGAATCCATTGACGGCCTCGACCATGACCTCCACAAGCGGGGGCAATGACGGTAGTTCACGCTGACTCCTTGTCGGTGAGATGTACGAATCCGTTCTGCCGGGATTTGCCCTCGGAAGGCCGATTTTCAGCCTTCAGGACGCTACTTTCGGCACAACCGGCATGGTTTCTCAGAGGAAGTCATTTGACAACCGTGTGCAGCGGGTGTACTCTATAGGTAGAGGTTCAGTCGCGCCAGCATTGAGGGTTAGAATCATGCCAGTCACTAGCGTAATCACCAAGATCGTCGCCTACTACCGCCTGTCGAAACCGAAGAAGGGGAAGAACAAAGAGCAGACCATCCGGGATGCCTACGGCCTGGAGGATCAGCGGCGAGAAGTCGCCAAGATTGCCGAGTACCACGGTGCCAAGATCATTGCCGAGTTTCAGGAAATCGAGACCGGCACGAACAAAAAAGCCTGCCGCGAGCAACTGCAAAGGGCGATTCGGATGTGCCGGATGCACAAGGCGGTCCTGGTAATAGGTAAACAGGATCGGCTTGCAAGGAACGTAGCTTTCGTCGCCAATCTCATGGAGGCAGGAGTCGAGTTTATGTGCGCCGATCGCCCTCAGCAAACTAAGACGGAAACGCACTTCCGCGCAATGATGGATGAGGAAGAAACCAATCGCATTTCCGCGAGGACCAAAGCGGGACTGGCGATCGCCAAGGAAAAGGGCGTGCTGCTTGGATCGGCTCGTCCTGGTCACTGGAAAGGACGCGAGCACCTGCGGGGATTCAAGCAGGCGGCAGCCGCCAGCGCTCTTGCCCGCACGCAGCGAGCGAAAGAAGCCTACGAGTACCTTTTCGAGGACATCATTCGCCCATTGAACCAAGAGGGTGTGCCGCTGGACGTGATTGCCGAACGGCTCAATGAGCTTGGACACGTGACGATGGCCGGCACACCATTCTACAAAGGCGTCGTTCACCGAGTCTTCAAGCTGTTTGGACAAACGCCCCGTCCCGAAGAACGGTTCATGGGGGAGTGCTTAACGTGCGGTCGAAGGTTCCAAGTCTCTTGGAAGCAGCGCAAGGCCCATGAGGAGGAGGGGCATCCATACATCTGCTACCGCTGCGCGAAACAAGGAAAGCGGCAGACGGACACGAAGAAATTGGCCTCGGCGTGAAACGCAACTGTGCCTAGATACGGTTGTGGCTCGCTGACGCCATCAGCCGCGAATTGCTCCGTGAGGATGGCCATTGGCCCGAGGTCAAGGCGAAGGTTCGTCCTCTCCTGCACGGGCAGGGCGTGACCCGCTATGATGAACTCTATCAGCTTGCCGATGCGGCTGCGGCGGTTCGTGCTGCTTGACTCCTTCTGCAAGCATTGCGGCCGGCGGGTCCATGATTTTGTGGCCCCGGACGATGTATGGAGGCAGGTCCCCCCTTCGATTCGCGGCAATGTTTTATGCTATGATTGCTTCTGTGAGACCTGCATGAACGTAGGTTTACCAGGAGTTTGGAGGATAGCGAGGACATAGCATGATCGAAGTGCGACCCATAACCGATGGCGTAATGCTCAGAACGAAACCGTTTCGGAAGCCAAACAAGAATGCCTCTTGTGAGCTTTTGGCCAAGGTCACATCCACCCAAGGGACTCGGCGGGACGCAGAGATTTTCGTTGGTGGGCTGAACAACGTGATGACGATCAGCGATGCGAGAATCCTGATGACGGCTCTTCGCGCGCTCACGGAAAAGGTGCAGGAACAGATGGAAGAAGTCCAGAAGAAGGCCGCCAAGAGAGTAGCCAGAAAGAAGAAATGAAGGCTGCCCCGTGTGTGAATTGCGGCTATTGCTGCCGCCACGCGCCCTGCGGCTGGGGCGAGCGGACCAGCGCTACCGATCGCTCCTGCCGCCACCTGATTGCTGATCCTTCCCGCCCCGGCCGCTGGCTCTGCGGCATCTATGACCGGATCGTCGGCCAGCCGACATCCGAGGTCGCCCCGGCCTTCGGAGCGGGCTGCTGCGCCACCTTGAACAGCTTTCGTAAGGCGATCGTGGAGGCCGGACCATTCCTCATCTACAAGCGATGGGCCGGTCAGGCAGCGACAGCCCAGCCGGCTACTCTGGAGGAATTTCCTACCAGAGATGCTGCCGAGGCTCGGGTCGCTAAACTCCAGCCAGATTTCCCAGATAGAGAGTCTGCGGTCATGCCGGTGAGCCAAGTTCGGTAGCAATCGGGTGGCCTTGTTCCCTTTTCTTTTGGGCGTTAGAATTGCCACCTTTGGGCAACTCCGACGCTGGCCGCGACCTGTGTGCGCGTCCAGGACGGTCGGCTACTTTTGGGAGATGGACCCCATGCGCGCCGAACAGTTGGTGCCAAGGAAGACGGTCATCCGATGGACCGAGGAAGAATGGGACTGGCTGGCGGGGCTTGTCCACTCAATGCGTCGGAACTCGCCTGATTCGATCGCCACGCTGGCAAACCGAGCACAGAAGCAATTCCCCAAGGACAGGCAACGGCCGGGCATATTGACAACGGCTGCTTTGCAGCCGTTGGTCGAGCGAATCCAGGGAATGGATCGTGACAGCCAGGCCAAGGCGGAGAAGTGCGATGAGCTTGCCGAGAAACTAAGCTGCTACCAAAATGCGCCGGCAACCAGGGAGGAAATGCTGACGAATCTCACGGATGAGGAATTGCGCCAGCGTTTTCTTCCCCGTCTCTGTCAATTGATGACGCCCGAGGATGTGACCAACGTATTCTCTGCGGATCAAATCCTCTGTGCGATGACAACCGGCGATCTCGCGGCCGTGGTTGCGAGGCGGGTTGTCGAGCAGATGGAAGAGCCGACCTGCATTTCCGTCCAGATGCCGGACGCGAAACCTATGTCGAGCGCACATCGCGCCAAGCCTCTCCCGCCGGATGGAAGGCGGAAGAGGATTGCGGTGATAGGTTGGACGGGCGACGAATGGCGTCATATCCGCGATAGGGTTGGCCACCTTTGCGATCTTGAGTTCATTGAGGTTGACAAGTTGCGAGCGGAGAACGTGCCAAGGAACGCCGATAAGATCATCCTTTGCGCCAAATGCGTTTCTCACAAGCATCGCGCGATGGTTCGTTCGGTTGTTGAGCCACGGAAGGTCTTGGATCACTACTTCGGCCATAAGGAGCTTGTCAGGAAGATCGTAAACCTATGTCATGGTGAAGCCGCAATGAAGTAGAGAAGCGGGGCGGGCCGGGCTTCCACCGGCACATTGCATCCCTTGTCGGGCCGTCTCAGGTGTTGGACTACCGCCCCGTGAGTTAATGCCGCGCACGTTTGAGTTGTTCGGCGGCTGCCTGGTCGAGCACCTTCACGCGGTCCATCAGTTGAAGATTATCCTTGTGCTCGTCCTTTAATCGCAGGCACTCCGGTGCCAGCGGATCACGTGTTCGCAGCAGGAGACTGCGGTACGCTTCGGTCGGATTCGGTCGCCGATGTGTGTCGATGATGTACTTTCCGGCCGGAATGTAGCCGTCCGCCGCGAGTACATTGATGATGAGCAATAGGTTCCTGGTCCGCCGGCCTGACCGCAGGTCTTTCGCTTGCTGAGCCATTGCTGACGGGATGGTTCCCGTGACCTGGTATTCCGGGCACATGCCGTTGACAAACCCGGTGGCAAACAGGAAATCGAACTCGAAGCCGAATACCCGTTGAATGTATTGCTCCAAGTCCCGGTAGTAGACCCGGAACACCGGAATGACCTGTGCTTTGAGTTTTGGTTTCTCGATCATGTTGATGCTTCGCAGATGGGCCAATAGAGTGAAGACCTCCACCCCATTCAACCCTCTTGAAAGGAAGACGCCTGTACTATTTCACGATCGGAGGCATGGAATGCCGCTGTGAAACGGTCGAGGAACTCAGAGCCGTTGCTGGGCAGCCAGCAGCCACAACCAAATCCACGGCCACCACCAGGGCCAAGGCCAGAAAGGGCCGGGCCTCCAAGGTCTCCCGCCGTCCCAAGGCAGTGGCCACGGAGGCGGATTCGGAAACGGATACGGATACGGGACGGAACGCGGGTAAAGAAGTGCCATACGTGGAAGGTGGGATTACATGGGATGTTGCGAAAGAGATTGCCAAGAGACTTCATCGCACCGATGTTCGTCAGGTGCGGAGCGATCTCAAGCAGCGCCAGTTGGTGGGCAAGTAGTTCCGCAGAGATAGCCGTCGGCGTCCCTACCGGCGGCTATCTTATTGCGCTCATCAGTTCTTCAATAGTCATGCTTGCCTTTCTGTCAGAGCGAAGTCAACGATCTCAAACGTGTCCGGTTTCTTGGTTCGCCGGGCATACTCTCGGCAGTGCCCGAGCGCTGCGCCTGCCCCGCCTCTTGTCGGCCAGATCGAGCCGCGCTCCTGCTTGACCCAGCCAGGCCCGCAACCATTGCTTCGGCGGTAGTAAAGGCCGGTCGTCTTGTCTCGGAGCATGTGGACGATCATGCCGGCTCCGTAAACAGGAAAGCATTTGGGTCCATTGTTTTCTGGCTGAGCGACATGATGTTGAACAACTCGTCGTTGAGCCGAATGCAGGTTCCTTCGAGAAACGGCCGCTGACGCATCAGTTCAATGGCATCCCGGACTTCTTCATGGTCGATGAGGTTGCCGTGGTCCTTGGGATTGAGCCGGGTGAAGTCTTTGCCAGGCCCCCTCTTGTAGAGGATCACATACTGTCGCATTAACGATCTCCTTGAAACAGGTGTCTCTATTTAAGACGACAGGCGGGGAGGGGTTTTCATTGTCGCGTTGTGGACGAATCGGGAGGATTGGCGTCTTTGGCGCAGATTGACGCGGCAATCCAGAAATCTTGGAATTCTCGGAATCTGTCGTCACAATTTTCGCGGTTTTACCCTACTGTATTGGTACGGAAAGGAATTGTTCCATGAAACTCGTGACGGACCCGGCCGACCCCCGCCGCTGCAAGTTCAGCTATCCCCACGAACAGTGTTGGCGGGAAGCCGAGTACGGCTCCGAGTTCTGCCTTGCCCACGGCGGCAAGAGTACGGAAGAGGCTGAGAGCAGGCTGCTCATGCAGTTGGCCGACATCAACAACCGGCGTCGGCTGGCGGAACTTTCGGGCCACAATGGGGTCAAGTCGCTCCGCGAGGCGCGAGATTTGGCCTACATGATGGTCGAGAGGCAGATCAACAACGATCCCAGCTTGCTTAGCTGCTGCGCGTCCGTCAACAATCTGCTGATGACGCTGGCCAAGCTCACGAAAGAGTGCCTTGCCTTGGAGCAGAACACGGGCGAACTCCTTCCGAAGGAAGCCGTCTATCGCCTCGTGCAGTCGATATGCGAGATCGTGGTCGAGGAGCTTCGAGGCATTGAAGGCTCCGAGGAGATCATTGACCGAATCGCAGATCGGCTGTTTCCCACGGTCAAGGCCGCGCGGGGCAGCGAACTTCTGAGACTGCCCACTTCGTAATCACCCCGCCGTGGATCGCATCCACGGCCCGACGCTTCTTGAAGCGTTTCCTCCCCGCACGTTCGGTTGCAAACGCCGTGCGGTTCCCTGGCCGGACGATCGCCGCCAGGGTCTCACTGCTGCCGCACGCGAGGCGTGCTAGCGCCGGCGCACTCTGCGGCAGCCTTCTTACAACGATGAGGTTCCGTGTTGCTGCCTCGATGGTGCGCCTGCGGCAATCGAATCGAGTTGCTCGACGAAACCCGCTGCGAGGTCTGCTTCTCGTTGGATCAACAGCGCTACGACGGTAAGTCTCGGCGCGTAAAATCCACAAGTTGGCCGCAGCGCCAACCCAGCCCCTTGACTCGGAGCGAAAGCCATGTCCAGACTTCGACCAAGGGACGCGCGTGAGATTCAGCCGGGCGACATCATCGGATTCAGCGGTGATTGCCTCACCAGCGACCTCATCAACATCGCCACCTATGGGATTCCGCGTTGGGGCATCAGCCACGTGGGAATCATGGGCGAGGCCACGGACGGCCGACTTCTTCTGTTCGAGTCTACGACCCTGGACGGCCTTCCCTGTGAGATCACGGGCAAGCCATTCTTCGGGACGCAGGCTCATAGTCTCGATGCCGTTGTCAAGGTGTATCGAGGCAAGGTGTGGCATTACCCCTTGTATCGGTCGCTCTATGACAGTGAGCGGCAACGCCTCACCGAGTTTCTGGCCGGGACGATCCATACGCCTTACGACGACATGGGTGCATTCCGGTCGGCCGGCGTGGGCCTCTCCTGGATCGAGTCGCTGTTTCGAGAGCAGGACTTGACCAAAATCTTCTGTTCGGAATGGTGCTGTGCGGCTCACACGGCCATCGGCATCTTTCGGACGGACAACGTGAGTCGGTGGAATCCCAATCGCTTCGTGCGAACGGAACGTAGGCGAGGCATTCTGCTCAAACCTTGGAGAATGAAATGAAAAGACTCCTGGCAGTTGCCTTCTTATCGTTGGTGCTGACAGGTTGCGAGGTCGTGATCGACTTGAGCGGGCCAGATATGGGGAGAACCCCGGCCGCCGAGACTGAGTATCCGACCGTCAACCTGCCTGTCTCGCTTCGACAACCGAACTGGATTGGGAATCGGAACGAAGGCTCTTGCGTCCACGCGACCATGATTAGCCTCCTCCGCTGGCAGGGCCGCTACAACACGGCGGACTACTGGCGGCGAAACTACGGCAATGGCGAATGGCCAGAAGACCTTGCCGCGAAGTTCAACCGCGAGGGACTGCGGTATGCCTACGTCACCAACGGTGATGTCGGTTTTCTGGACTGGGCCTGCTCGACGCGCCGCGGGTGCGGCGTGACCGTCATGGGCGGCAGGCACATGGTTGCCTTGATCCATTTCGACAACGAATGGGCGGGCATCCTGGACAACAACGACACTGACACGATCACGTGGGTTCCCCGTGACACCTTCGTGAGCGAATGGCAGAACTCCAACGGCTGGGCGGTCACGCCCGTGTACAACCCGGCCCCGCCCCTGCCCTAGAAGGAGAGAAAGATGATCCGCTACCTGTTGGCGGTCGCCCTGCTGGTGGCCGCGTGTTGTGCGCCGGCATGGGCCGGCGACCCTGTGATGAAAGCCGATTCCGCCTACGGCGTGCGCTACGCCGAAGAGAAGGTCGTGGCGCTGCCCCAGGATCAGGAGACGCCATACCTGACGTTGTTCGGCGAGAGAAACGATCCGAAGTTCCGCGCGATGGCGAAGTGGTTCGATACCAACGAAACGCTCGTCGGCATCAAGAATCAGACTCACTTCAATGTGATCTACACTGATACCGCGATGTACCGCGATCGCTACGCGAGCACGATGCCGGCGCTGCCGTGCGTTCGTTTGCAGGCGGTCGGCGAGAACGACCCTGTTGCGGAATACTCCGGCGCGGGCGTACCGATGACCGCCGATGCTTTGGCGAGAGGATTGAACAGCAAGGCGACGGCTGCTGAATGCTTTAGGCGGCGGAATTGCTGCCCGCAACCCCAGCCTCAGCCGCCTCACGTCGATCCGCCCCCGCAACCCCTGCCGCCCGTGACGCCCCCGCCGGTCCCGAAACGCGACGTGACGTGGGTTCTGCTGGGCGTGCTGGCCGCTGTCGGTCTGGGCGTCGGTGCCGCCAAGCACTTCTCGGACGTGTACCACGGCCGCAAGGTGTAGAGTCCGTTTCACCACATACCACGAAAGAAGGAAAGAAAGATGTTCGTTTTGACCCCTGCTACCATTGCCCTTTGTGTGTGCGTGCCCTTGCTGGCCTACTTCATCGGGAAGTGGCTGTTCACCAAGGACACCGAGATCGAGAACCGCCGGCGCGCGGCCGCCAAGCTGGCCGCGAAGCTCCAGGCGGTCGGCCTGCGGAAGACCCCCGAGTTCCTGATCGACTACTCGGTCGGCGACTACTCCGGGATGGCGCGGAAGATTCAGACCCTCGCGGAACTGTTCCTCGGGGGCGAGGAACCCGTGCTGGCCGAAGTCGAGACCGTGTTCCGCAACGTGCTCGAAGCAAAGCTCAAGAGCGAGGAAGGCCGCGCCTATATCGCCGCGAAGTTGGCCGAAGTGACCAAGGCCGTCGAGAACGCCGCGAAGCTCGCCCAGGCCGTCTGATGCAGTACGTTGCCACACTGATTGTTCTTCTCGTACTGACAGGGTGCAGCGATCAGGCATCGCCTCTGCCTGGCCCCTCTCTCGTCGCTGTTCACGCGACCTGGTGCCAGCCCTGTCAACGCGATAAGCCGCTGCTGGTCGAAGTCGCCAGAGAGTTCCCGGTCACGGAAATCGACGTGGACACGCAGCGTGATCTCGCATCTTGGTACGGAATGAGTGTTTTGCCTACTTACATCGTCATGGATGACGGCAACGTGGTGGTGCGGACGAGTAATCTCAGTTTCGCTCTCAGCACGCTACGCTCACTCAATCAGACACGCCAATGACCAAGTGGCCCTCTCACGAGGGCCGCTTCACCGACTCACGGCATAATGCCGTGGGTCCATGAAGCGGAAAGGAGACCCACATGGCAGTACGCAACAAGCGCAAGTGCCGGAATTGCCCCGAGGAGGCTGCTCCCATGACATCTGTTGCTCCGCAGCCACCGCAGAAAGTCTTCCGGCTTTCGTCGGAAACTGAAGGGCCTCGCCTCTGGGGCCAAGTGCTCATCGGCGCACACTCGTTCGTGGGCATGATCGAGGGCTACTGCAACTTCGGGATGCCTGGCGCGCCAATCGAGTCCATCAATGGTCTCGTGGCGCGACTTCAAGAAGTTCTCAAGAAGATCGAGGCCAAGAATGAAGTTCACTCCGACCCGCAGCGATTGTCCCCTGATGAATGTGACCCTGCGAGCGGTGGAGTGGTCGAGCAAGAGACGGCACAGGAGGAGCGGCCGGGCGATCTACCGCTGAGTGCCGAGTACGTGGTCACCGATGAGCGAGCTTCAGAATGAATTGCCGGCGTGGGTATACGACTTTCTCAAGGACCGCAATCTGACGACGTGCTACAGATGGGCTGCCCATCGTCGCATCATGGGCGGTGACTTCCCTGGACCTTATTCGGACGTATACCACCCGTGGGTCAAGGAGATGCACAACTCATGGGCACCGTTCAACTGGGCCATGAAAGGCGCACAGTTGGGCGTGACGGAAGTTGCCATCAACCGCGCTTTGTACACGATCGACAAACTCAAGCGGGACGTAATGTACGTCCTGCCGACAACGAAGAACGCCAGCAAGTTCAGCAAGGGGCGCTTCGGGCCGGCGCTCGCCTTGAGTCCTTATCTCAAGTCGATCTTCACGGACATCAATTCCGTTGATCTCAAGCAGGCTGGAACGAACTGCCTCTACATCAGTGGATCGCGCGGCGACAGCAACCTCAAGTCGGTCCCCGTCTCCGAACTCATCCTCGACGAAGTAGATGAGATGGACCAAAAAGCCATCTGGCTTGCCCTGACCCGTCTCGACGGCCACATCGAGAAGCACGTCTGGGGCATTTCCACGCCGACCGTCCACAACCACGGCATTCACAAGCTCTACAAGACGAGCACGCAGGAGCGTTTCGTGTTCCCGTGCCCAAGCTGCTCGCGGCATATCTTCTTATCGTGGCCGGACAACATTGAGATCATCGGCGAGAGCGTCACTGACTCTCGCTGTGCAGAATCATTCCTCAAGTGCCATCTTTGCGGTGCGCGACTTGAACACCAGGCAAAGCCTGAGTTTCTCAGGAATGCCAAATGGGTCTCGATGAACCCCAATGGCAACCCCGATCACCGGGGCTTCCACATCTCGCAACTCTATTCGTTCACGAAAACGCCGGGCGAGTTGGTCGTCTGTTACTTCCGTGGCTTCGGCGACGAATTGGCCAGCAAGGAGTTCCACAACTCTCAGCTTGGCCTGCCGTTTGTCAGCGACGGGGCGCAAGTCACCGACGACATGATCGACCGTTCCATTCGGTCGCACACGAAGAACGATACACGACCCGTCGTGGGCGGCGAGAGAATCATCACGCTGGGCGTGGACGTGGGCGATTGGAGCTTCTATGAAGTCTGCGAATGGTTCTTCGACGAATACAGCCTCGATCTCAATGCAAGCGCCCAGGCGAAAGTCCTCTGTGAAGGCAAGTTCTGGCGAGAGCAGTTTGATGCGGAACTCAACCGGCTGATGCGGGAGTGGCAAGTTCTCACATGCGTCATCGACGCCGATCCTTGGATTCTGGAGGCCCGCCGCTTTGCCCGTCGCTTTCCAGGTCACGTCTACTTGTGTCGTTACCGTCGCGGCGTCACAGCTAAGGAGATCGCCATCTCAGACGATGACGATGACGCCCCGGTAATCACGGTCGATCGCTCGAACTGGCTGAGCGCTGCGCTGGGACGATTCAAGACCGATCCGCCCCGCATTCTTTTGCCGGCCGATGTGTCGCTGGAATACCGCGAGCACATGAAGAGCCTGGTGGGCACCTATGAGCGCGACGAGTTCGGCAATCCCATTTACGTGTACAAGGAAACCGGGCCGGATCACTTCGCTCACGCCAGGTGCTACGCGGAAATGGCCCTGCCGCTGGTGGCGATGCGGGTCACGAACAAGGACGTAAAGGCATTTCTCTAGTAAGGGTGTCGCATGAGTCTTACTCAGACAAGGATCATAGATTCACGCCATCCGAACTGGTTGAGCAATTGGACCGACTGGGAGAAATGGCGACTGACGTACCAAGGTGGAGAGGAGTTTCGGCAGAAGTACCTTGAGCGATTCACGAGCCGTGAGGACATGCAGGACTTCGAGGCCCGCAGACGACTCACGCCGATTCCCAGTTTCGCCAAGGCTGCCATCAATCGCATCCGCAACTCGATCTTCCAGCGGATGCACGACATCACCAGGCGAGACGGCACCCCGAGCTATCAGGGGGCGATTGCCGGACTCGATCAGGGCGTCGATCGGCGTGGCAGCACGATGAACGCATTCCTCGGCATCAAGTGCCTGACGGAACTGCTCGTGATGGGCCGCGTGGGCGTGTTCGTGGACAACTCAGTGATTCCCGGCGAAACGCTGGCCGATGTCGGCAGCGCTCGTCCGTACCTCTATCCTTACCAGATCGAGGACATCTTGAGTTGGGCCTGCACCAAACCTGACGAGCCGAGCGAGTTTCAATCGTTGCTCCTGCGAGACACATGCTTGAACTGCGATCCGGCGACGATGTTGCCGCTCCAGCAGGCTCAGCGCTTCCGGTTGCTCTGGATCAGCCCGGAGACCGGACTGGTGAACCTGCAATTCTACTCGGCCGAAGGTGATCCGATCGACCGCGATGGGAACTCCGGTGGCCCGATCGAGCTTGAGTTGACTCGCATTCCATTTGTGCTGCTTGATTTGGGTGACTCGCTCATCAAGGACATCTGCAATCACCAGATCGCCTTGCTCAATCTGGTGTCGAGCGACGTGAACTTCGCCTTGAAGGCGAACTTCCCATTCTACATCGAGCAACGCGATCTCCGGGCCGTGGGAAGCCACTTGAAACAAGCGGCCAACCCGGACGGGACTGCCACGGCCGGCGGCCAGACCTCGCACGACAACGAGATCACGATCGGGGCGACACGCGGCCGCGCCTACGACATCAAGGCCCAGGCCCCGGCGTTCATCAATCCGTCACCCGACCCGCTCAAGGCGTCGATGGACCTGCGAGAAGAGATTGCTCAGGAGATCACCCGACTGGTGAATCTGGGCGTCGAAGCGCTCGGCTCCAAGATGCCTGCCGGGGTGCAGGCGCTTGACAGCGGCGGCCTGGAGGCCGGGCTGAGCTACATCGGCCTCGTGCTGGAAAGCGCGGAGCGGAAGATCGCGGAGTTCTGGGCGACCTACGAGGAGCGCATCGTCGCTCGACGCAGGATCGCCACGATCAAATACCCCGACCGCTACTCGCTCAAGACGGACAAAGATCGTATCGACGAGGCCACGTCGCTCTCGAAGCTGATGAGCAGCGTGCCCGGTCAGACGGTCAAGCGCGAGATCAGCAAGTCGATCACGCAAGCCCTGCTTGGCGGCAAGGTCGGCGTGGAGACGATCTCCAAGATCAACAGTGAGATCGACGAGTCGGCCTATACGACGAGCGATCCGCAAACGATCCTCCAGGCGGTGGAAGCGGGCCTTTGCGGCGAGAAGACCGGCTCGATGGCTCTCGGGTTCAGCGAGACGGAGCATATCCAGGCCAAGAAGGACCATGCGGAGCGTGCGGCTCGTGTCGCCCAGGCCCAAGCAAGCGTCAAGGGGTCGAACAGTTCAATGGGCGGCGATCCGGCCGCTCGCGGCGTGCCGGACCTATCGGCGAACCTCCAAGCCTCGCGGCAGGAAAAGAAACAGGGGCAGGATCGTACCTTGCACGACAGCAAGCACCGGCGTGTGCGAGGCCGAGGCGCTAACACTCAAGGGAAACAGACCTAATGGACGTGTTTCAAGAATCAGTAAGCGAATTCATCGTGGGACACGGCGGTGCCGATGCGGTGAGCAAGCCAATCGTCACAGCACCATACTCCCGCAAGGCATACAAGGGCGTCAACGTCCGGGCAGCCACGGCCAATACGATCGACATCTACGTCGGCCCGCAAGGCGTCAGCGAGGAAACGGGTTTCTGCCTCCCTGCCGGCGAAGAGATCAACATCTCGGTTGACAATCCCTGCAAGGTCTACGTGGTCGCAACTCCCGCCGGCAATTCACAACAGGTCGTCACGCTTGACGGCCTGGGAGCCGGTGACACCTTTACCTTGACATTCGAGGGTGAGACTACAAACGCCATTGCCAGTGACGCCACGGCGGCAACGGTAAAGGCTGAACTGGAAGGCTTGGCAAGCATCGGGGCGGGCAATGTCGATGTGTCCGGTGCCGCCGGCGGGCCTTATACGGTCGAATTCCAAGGCACCTTTGCCAAGCAAGATGTTCCGCCCATGACCGGCGCGGCGACAAACGGCACGGTTGCGATCACCAAGACGGACGCCAGCGCCGGTAGCCAATATAGCTGGATTTCGAGGTAATCATGGCTCTGCGTTGGATTGAAGGTTTTGAGACGTTTGCTACTGCCGTCAGTCAGAATGTGTCTGCGCTCATAGTGCGGAAGTACGGCCCTCCCTTGGATGTCACTGGCGTGGTCTACACGGGCGGCGGGCGTTTCTTTGGCTATTCGATTGGTCTGCGTCAAACCAATCCTCCTGTGCAATTCTCAACTCCGCCGTTCACCCCAGCCGCAACAATCGTTTTCGGCGCTGCCATCAAGCTCGACACCATAGCTGTCAACTATGACATCTTGCGGTTTTACGATGGCGAAGAGAATTATCATGTTGGACTCAAGATTCTCAATCCTGGGATCATCCAATTGAACCGTGCCGGCACGGTAATGCCCGGTGAAAGCGAACCATACACTCTCGCCGCCGGTCAATGGTACTACATGGAAGTCAAGCTGACCATCGGCGATACGGATGGTGCCTACGAGGTTCGCATCAACGGGACGACGGTTGCCTCCGCGTCGGGTATCGACACTCGAAACAGCGGAACCGGCCTGATTGATCGGATACAGTTCCGTGGTGGGCAAGGAGGCTCGGCTTCAATCTTCGTCTACTTCGATGATATGTATATTCTGGATACTTCGGGGTCGGAGAACAACGACTTTCTCGGCAGCCAGATCGTCGAAGCCGTGTTTCCGAATTCCAATGTTCAGAATGACTGGACGCGGAATACGGGAACGAGCAATGCCGCGTGCGTGGACGAGGTTCCGTCGAATGACGACGTGGACTACGTGTATTCGACGAGCGTTGGCCACAAGGACATCTACGGCGTCACCAATTGCACGCGGATCAATGCCAACATCAAGGGCATACAACTGAATGCCGATGCACGAGTGACTGATACCACGTCGCAAGGTTTGCGGCCATTCGCCAAGTCAGGCGCTACGGAAACCCCCGGTGGCAATCAGACGGTGACGAGCACAGGGTACGACGTGTTCTCAGTCTTGGCAGAGCGTAATCCGGCTACTGGCGCTTTGTGGACGCCGGAAGAGGTTGCCGCCATGCAGATCGGCATTGAGCATGTATGAGCCTTCGCACAACTCGTATCGTACAGGAGGTTCTTGGGCGTGGTGACACGCAACGACTGCACACGACTCGTGCAGTCGTTGAAGTGCTGGGACGTGGGGCAACCGACCGCGTTCAGGCAACTCGCGTTGTATGCGAGATACTTGGCACCTATGCCCTTCCGGCAAATCTGGTTACGGCGGTTCGCGCGGAAATCTTGGGCAACGGTGATCTCGACGGACTTTTAGCCACTCAAGTTCAGTGCGAAGTCCTCGGTGAGGTAACTGTTCCGACGATTCGGGTCACTGCGCTCGGTTCGGAGATACTGGGGCGAGGCGACCTTGATGGTCTTCGAGCAACTCAAATCCAATGTGAAGTCCTTGGGGAACCGACTGTTCCGGGACTTCGAGTAAGCCAATTTCAATGCGAAGTTCTCGGCGAGCCAACTGTTCCAGGACTTCGGGTTACTGCGGCTGCTGCGGAGATATTGGGTTCCGTTGAGGCTGCCGCCGTTCGAGCGACTCAAGTCCAGTGCGAGATTCTGGGCGAGTGGTTCGTTCCTACGCTCCATGTCACGGCCCTTGGATCGGAGGTCGTGGGCCGGGGCGACACCGATCGCCTCCAGGCAACCCAGATTCAGTGCGAGGTGCTCGGAGAGTTCGGTTCCCCGGAACTCCGGGTTACGAGGCTCATACTTGAACTCCTGGCGGATTCACCATACCACGGGCTGGACATGATCTACTACGGCACGCTTGTCGAAGCTGACTCCTATTTCGCCTCGCGCCTCCACGAGAGCGCGTGGTCCGACGCCGATCCAGCCGATCGGCCGAAGGCCCTCTGGGCGGCCACGCAGATCATCGACACGTTGAACTACAAGGGATACAAGCGTCCGGTGTACGTGTTGTTGCAGCAATATGGACTGCAAGACATTCCATCGGCTGTCGGCAGTTGCAGTTCTCCCACGACGGAGGAAGTGATGACCGCCGAAGCCTCGCAGGCTCTGGAGTTTCCGCGAGGGGGAGACACCGAGGTTCCTTTGGCGATCCGTCGCGCATGTTACGAGATCGCCCATTCGCTCCTGGACGGCAAAGACCCGGAGTTGGAGCTTGAAAACCTTGGCATCGAAAGCCAGGGTTATGCGTCCGTCCGCACCACGTTCAGCCGCAATCATGTGCCGGTTGAGCACATCGTCAACGGCGTGCCTTCCGCGCTCGCCTGGCGGCTTCTCGTGCCATTCTTGCGCGACGATGACGCGATCCGTGTAAGCCGGGTGTCGTAATTCCCGGCATCTCTTAGCAGCCGCGAGAGCGGCATCCATTACCGGCTGGCAACTACCCGTGCCAGAGCCACCGGGGACAAATTCGGGGAACAAAGGAAACAATGGTCATGTGTTTGAATGACTGGTACAAACCCTGCGCGCTTGTTGCTTGCTACGAAGGCGAAGACGATCCGAACAAGGACGACCTCAACAGAGACGACCTCAACAAGGACAAGAAGTCGGACGACAAGCTCGATGACGTGAAGCCGCCCGAGGGATTCACCCCTGAGCAACAGAAAAAGTTCAACGACGCGATCGCCACAGAACGGCGAAAGCAGGAGACAAAGTACCGCAAGGAGCTTGAGAAGACCGAAGCGACCTACAAGGAGCTTCTGGCCAACAACAAGAGCCTGACGGAAAAGGAGCGCCAAACGCTGCAAGAGAACTTGGAGACGATCCAGGGGCAGCTTCGCAGCAAGGAACAGCAGGCCGCCCAGGAAAAGAAGGAATTGGAGGCGGCCTATCAAGGCAAACTCGCGGCAACCATGCGACGCGCAGAGATCGCCGAATCGCGGTGGCGCGATTCGACGATCATGCGGGCACTTCAAGACGCCGCAGTCGAACACGAGTCTTACAACACCCGCCAAGTTGTGACGCTGTTGAAAGACTGGACCAAGCTGGTCGAGAAGGTGGATGGCAGCGGCAAGGGCACCAGCCAGTTCGATGTCATGGTGGACTTCCCGGACAAGGACGCCACTACTGGCCAGGAGATCAAGACCGCTCGGACGCCCAGCGAGGCAGTCAAGCGCATGACGGAGCTTCCCGAGTTCCAGAATCTCTTCAAGCGCAATGTCGTTTCGGGCGTTGGCGGCAATTCGGCTATCGGTGGCCTCACACCGGGTTCTAACGGGAAGATTGACGTGCGTAATCTCACGCCCGATCAGTACCAGAAGATTCGAGCAGAGAACCCTGAACTGCTCGGCCTCCGGCGAACACGCCGCCGTTAAGACTCAGGGGTCGGACCTGCTTCTTACAACAACGATCTGTCCCGATTGGAGACAACAATGAATCTTTGGTATCTCTCTGTGTCGGCCGTCGCCTGCTACGGCGTGACCGATGCAAACAACGACGCCTTCATCCCCGAGATGTGGGCCAACGAGGGCCTGGCCATCCTCGAAGAAAACATGGTCATGGCCAATCTCGTCTACCGCGATTTCGAGGATGAGGTCAAGAGCTACGGCGACGTGGTGAACACTCGCCGGCCCGGAACCTTCACCATCAGCCGCAAGGCGGACGGTGATACGCTGGTCCATGAGACGGCTGCCGCCACTAACGTGCGCGTGCCGTTGGATCAGTGGTTCTACAAGTCCTTCGTCATCAAGGACGGCGAAGCCAGCCTGTCCTTCCAGGACTTGGTGGAGGTCTACTTGCTGCCCGCGATGCAGACGATCGGTCGTTCGGTTGACCGCGCCATCATGGGCCGCATTCACGAGTTCCTCACCGGCGTGAACAACCGCGCAGGCAAGCTCGGCGGCCTGAGCGCCGAGAACAGCCACGACTACGTGCTGGAAGCCCGTCAGCGGCTCAACGAGAACCTGGCCCCGATGCAAGGTCGGAACCTTGTGCTCTCGCCCGCGAGCGAAACGGCCCTCCTGAAGAACACGATGTTTATCAAGGCCAACGAGCGCGGCGACGGCGGGTCGGCCCTGGAGAACGCGACCCTCGGCCGCATCCTGGGCTTCAACACCTACCTCGATCAGAATGTCAACTCGGTTTCGATCGGCGCTGACTCAGAAGACCTGACCTGTACCAGTGGTCCGCACCCGGCTGGCTACGAGGGCGCTCTGAACGTCACGATCACGGGCGTTGCCGGTGAGTACCTGGTGCTGGCCGGGAACGATCAGCCCACATATATGACCGATGCCACCACGGGTGCCGTGGTCCTCAGCGAGGGCCTCAAGTACCCGGTGCTGGATGACTGCGTGGCTACGCACTACAAGAAGTGCGATGCCCACGAGGCTTACGCCGTTGGTTACAGCAAGCTCATTCAGCTTGACAACCACACGGCCAACAAGGGTCCGCAGATCGGTCAGTTGCTCGCCTTCGGCGCGCCTGGTGCGAATCGTCGGGTTTACACCGTGATCCAGACCGTTCCGGTCAGTTCGACCTCCACGAAGGTTGTGCTGGATCGGCCGCTGGAAGTCGCGGTGGGTAGCGGTGATGACGCTTTCCCCGGCCCGTGTGGGTCGCTGAACTGGGCGTTCCACCGCGAGGCTGTCGCCCTGGTGAGCCGTCCTCTGGCTTTGCCGGCGGGTGGCGTGATGGCCAAGGTGGTCAACCGAAACGGCATCGCCATGCGTGTTGCGATGCAGTACGACATCGACGCCGGCGGCACCAAGGTCAACCTCGATACCCTCTGCGGTGTCGCGGTGCTTGACACCCGGCTGTGCGTGCCGCTGCTCGGCTAAGCCCTGCTGGCGGCTTCTGTCAATCCCGGTCGCTCGCCCCGGAAACGTCCGGGGCGAGCGGCCCTTCTTCCACCCCGCGCCGACAGCGAAAGGCTTCTCTGATGCCCATCCTTTTTGCCTCGGGCGAGTTTGCGGACGCGCTGGACCTCATCAAACAGTTCGGCCCCTTCTTTCTCGCCGTCGTGTTCTTCCTGTGGCGCGACTGGAAGCGCGAAGACCGGCTCTCCAACCGGCTGGACGAATTGGAGAACGAACAGCGGGAAGTGCTCTTACCGTTGGTCACAGACTGCTCCGCCGTCATCGCCAGGAACACGGCGGTGATGGAACGAATCGAAAGGACTCTCGACCGCTAGGAACCCGCCATGCGACCGCCCATCAATCGCAATCTGAACCAGCGGATTCGGCAAGCCCTTTACCAGATGAAGAAGGATTACGGCGCGCCGATCGACATCTACAGGCTGGTCTCCAGCGAGACGGACGCAAGGACGGGCGAAAAAGTCGTGACCAAAAGCGTCACGCACGTGCGACGAGCGATCGTGGTGCCCTCGCGGACTGATCGGGTTGCTCAGCAAACGATCTCCGTCATCTCGGCGAACAAGCAGTTCGTCACGGGCGGCCACTACGACGCCAGCCAGCGGGAGTTCATCATCGACCGCCGCGATGTCCCTGCGCTGCCGGAACTCACTGCCGACGATTGGATTGTCTACAACCGTCGCAAATACCAGATCAAGAATATCGAATCCTTCGAGGTTGACGCCGGCTGGGTCATTGCGGCCCGCGAGCTTGTAGGCGAGACGCCCGAGCAAGTCTTCGATCTGAGGGCGGAGTCCTTCTTGGAACTCCAGTCCAGCGCCCTTCGGGCATAGGAGCGACTATGGCCGCAAACCCCAATTGGTCGCGCTGGATATTTCATTCGGTGGCCGACTATCTGAAACAGGTCGCCACCGAGGCTTCGCTGCCCGTGCTTATCGAACACTTCGACGAGCGCACCGCACAGTTCGAGCACGCCAGCGACCGTGCGGAAATCCGCATCACCGGCCCTTTCGATCAGGAACTCTCGAAGGGCTACCACCGCATTTACGTCGATGTCAACGTGCTTCTGACCAGTCGCTACGACGGGGCAAAGAAGAACGCCGCGACCATCCTCAAGTATGCGGGTCTGTTTCACGAGGCGATGTCCTTGCCGATTCCAGTCTGGAACTTCGGCGGCGAACCCGGCGATTACGTCGCCAGCGACCCTGACACTCAGGTACATCTTGGATGTCTGGTGCCGCGACCGGGGAACAACAACAGCATCCGGGTGTTGCACTTTGGCCAGTTGGACAAGGTGGACAAGATCAAACAGACCGCCGTGGATGCACGGTACGTCCTTTACCTCAACGAATAACAGGAGCTTTCGATGGCCAGAATTGAACTTCGAGACGCCGTTATCAAGATCAGAGACGGTCTTGCGGGGACGGCGCTCATCAACGAGCCGGTCACGCCTCCGGCCGAAGACGACACCACCTTCGACATCGACACGGTGTCGCTCAATACGACCGTGACCACGTTGGTGCCGGTTGGTGCCCGCTTCACGGTGGCCGGCGAGACGGCTGGCACGACCGTGCATACGGTGACGGGCCGCACGCCGACCGATAGTGGTCCAACCACCAATATCGTCTTCACGCCCGCCCTCGGCGCGGGAACTTACGTGGACGGCGGCACCGTCACCTTCCAGTCCCAGGAAGTGGAGATCAAGGTGGGCGACGGCGACGTGACCTACACGGAGAACAACGAGTACAACTACGACCTGGATCGTGGCGATCTCGATACCGTGCGGGAAGGCGATCAGGTTCCGATGGATGTCAAATTCGACATCATCTACGAACACATCACGACCGGCACGAACGAAACCATTTCGCCAATGGATGCACTGAAACGGACGGGCGGGGCTGCTGAATGGGTCTCGTCCGCAACCGATCTGTGCGAGCCGTATGCGGTGGACATCGAAGTCGTCCACACGCCGCCTTGTGGCACGGCACAGAAAGAGACGACCGTCTTCCCCGACTTCCGAAGTGAAAGCCGCGAAGTCAGCTTCAAGGATTCCGCAATCTCGGTTTCCGGCAAGTGTAACGCCGTGGAGCCGATCGTGTCGCGGTCCTAACCGTTCCTTCTTTCCAAGTCCTTAACGCCAGGTTGGCACGGCGAGTGTCAGTCCGGCCCCTTTCCTTTGCGAGGGAGTAATCGCACATGAAAATCGCTGGAGTCGATCCCAAAACCCTGTCCCCTGAATACACGCTGGTCCTGCCTCGCGGCGAAGAGGCGATCGTGTTCAAGGCTTGTGGCTTGCCGGACTTTGAGGAGTTCCACAAGTTCGTGCCCGAGCCGATCCCGCCCAAGAAGATGACCCGCGATGGATTGATCGCGGACACGAACAATCCGAACTACAGGAATGACATGGAAATCTACGCCAAGCGCCGGCTGGCGTACATGATCGTCAAGTCCCTGGAGCCGTCCGGCATCGAATGGGAGACGGTCAACCCGGATGATCCCGGTTCTTGGACCAACTGGGAGCAGGACTTCAAGAATGCCGGCTTCACGCTGATCGAGATCGGCCGGATCACCGGCTTGGTCCTTGAAGCGAACTGCCTGGATGAAGCAAAGCTCAAGCAGGCCCGCGAGGTTTTTCTACGTGGTCCGCTGTCGGAGTCGGAAGGCACAAGTGGCCCGACCATCGTACCGGCGAACACGCCGTCTGGCGCGCCTGTCAACGGTTAGGCGTTCTGCCGCCCGGCGTGAAGCCGCGTTGGGAGGACAACGGCCCCTACACACAGGCCCTCATCATCGCCTTCGACCAGCTTTCGAGTCACGACGAGAGCGAGCGGGAGGCTCAATTGTTGGGGGCAGGGATGCCCTTGGGCCTGAAACGACGTAGGTGAGGCTGCGGACCATGAAGTTCACTGCGACCTTTCGCGCTCCCCGGTTGGACAGTCTGAAGTACGCCAGGATGCTGCGGGAGCAATTGACGGATCACCTGACGGAGGCGGCTGTTGCTTGGTTGGGTGCAGTCACGGCGAAGGTGCCGGTGTGGAGCGGGGCGTCGGCCGCGACCTTTCTGCCGTTGGCCAGGGCCGTAAGCTATCCACTCATCATCCAGCCCCTTCTTTATGCTCGCGGCAGTCGAGTCCAATTCGGCCTGGACAACGCCGAAGGCACCTTTGACGTGGACGACGGCAAGGGCAGATACACCTTCACCTATTCGACGACCCTAGCACATCTGATCTGGAACGAGTTTCACAACGCAAACATCGACCCTGATCCAACCAAATGGCCGCCTCCGGCGGAACTCATTGAGCCTGGCCCCTACGAGTTTCAGAGGCTCGGGCAAGAAGCCTTCGAGCGGTATGCGGCCGGCGTCACGTTGCCCGATCCGTTTCTGGCCCTTCGCGTCAACACCATCCGATCCGGGTGACGTACATGGCTGAAATCACACAAACCCTCGGATTCGATGTCAGCGAAGCGCTTACGGCGCTCAGCCAGTTCGACAAGAAACTGGCAGACTTCGAGAAGCGCCTGCAATCGGCCGCTACCGCCGTGGAGCGGTTCAACCAGGCCGGCGCTGGGGCAGGAGCCAAGGGGGCAGCCGCCAACGTAGCTGCCTACGTCACCGAATTGCAGAAGCTGTACCAGGTCTCCGGCGTGACAACCGTCCAGCAGCAGCGAGCCTTCCAAAGTGCGATCACGTCTGCCGCCGAGTTCGCGTCGAAACACAAGATTTCGATTGACCAGGTAGTTCAGCAGTCCAGGAATCTGGGCGCGAACTATACCGGCACGGCCAATACGATGGCTGACAGACTGGCCCAAATCGACCGGGCGTCCAAGCAGCATCTCACTTCGGCTGGAAATCGGGTCAACGGTTTGGCCGTTAGCTGGCAGACGATGGTTCGCGTCGTCACGACGCAATTGATCGTCCGCACCATGTCCATGCTCCGTAACGCGATGGAAGAATCGCTTACGGCGGCCACCAATTTCGAGACCAAGCTGGCGCAAATCCAGACAATCGGCGGCCCTTCCGCCGGCAGTCTGCAAATGCTGGCCATCCAGGTTCGGGGCCTGAGCGAGGAGTTCGCCAAGCCGATCGAGGACGTTGCTCAGGGCTACTACGACATCTTGTCGAACCAGGTCGGTAGCGCTGCCGAGGCATTCCTGGTGGCTCGGGAATCGGCTCGGCTCTCGACGGTCGCCGTTTCCAGCTTTGCCGATGCCGCGAATGCACTGTCAAGCGTCATCAACAGCTACCACCTGAATGCTGCTGATGCCGCCGACATCAGCGGCAAGCTGTTCGCGGCCGTGGACAAAGGCCGGTTCATGTTGAGCGACATCGCCGACACGATCGGCCGCGTGACGACGCTGGCCCATCAGATGGGCGTCAGCTTCGACGAGGTTCTTGCTTCGCTGGCCACCCTGACGATCAGCGGCGTGAAACCTGACGAGGCGATGACGCTGTTGTCGAACGCGATGCGCGGCCTCATCAAACCCACCAAGGCGATGAAGGAGGCGTTCCAGGAATTGGGTGTCGCTAACGCCGAGGTTGGCGTAGCCGCCTATGGGTTCCAGGGGTTCCTCGAAAAGCTCCGCGAGACCACGAACGGCACGGCATCCGAGATTGCGCAATTGACCGAGAACATCCGCGTCGGTCGCGGCGTGTTTGGCCTGACCGGAGCGGCAGCAGAACAGTACACGAAGAACCTGGAAGCGATCCGTGCTGCTGGGGCGGAAATCGCCGGCAGAGGCGCGGAGATCATCATCCAGACCAATGCACAGCAGGTGCAGAGGGAGATCACCCAGCTTCGCAACTTCTTCATCAACGATTTCGCTCTGGAGGCGCTCAAGGTCATCAAGCAGATGCTTGATTACTTCGGCGGGCTGGTCAACATCGTCCGAAGCCTCAAGGACTCGATGCTTTGGATCAGCGGTGCGCTGCTTACTCTTAAGGGAGTTCTCGCCATCACGACGGCGTTGCGTGCTGTCGTATGGACGATGCCCGGCGTGCTGACAGCCGCAGGGGTTGCAGCCAAGGGGTTGGTCGCCGCTCTGATGTCGATTCCTGGGGTTATCGCCATTACCGCTATCACGGCGGCAGTGGTCGCTCTTTGGCGGGCGATGGACAAGGGCAAGGAAAGCACTGCCAATGCCGCCCGTTACCTGGATGAGCACTTCAACCTGATCCGGGACCGAGAGAACGAACGGGCGGCCGAGGCCACGATCGCTGCGAAGAAGATTCAAGCGGCCCAAACCGAAACGGTCAACAATGCTTATAGACAGCAACAGCGGCTTGTTGCTGACATGCAGAAGCTCTACGACAAGGATGTTGAAAACGCCGTCCAGGCCCAGGAGAACATCCTGGACCGGCTCAGGGACCAACTAAAAGAACGGCTCAAGCTGATTGAAAAAGTCATCAATCAGTTGGAGCGAAGGCAGGAGGAGTCCGCGCGGGTCATCGAAAAGAACCGCAAGGAGACTTCCGATCTCAGGCTCAAGGACGAGGAACGGTATCTCGATCGCCAGCTTGGCCGGCTCGACGATCAGGCGAAGGCGGTCAAGCAACTGCAACGTGCCCGCGAGTTGGAAGGCCGGGCCGCGAAGCTCACTCAATCGCTCGATTTCGAGGGTGCCGAGGAGCTTCTGAAAACGGCTGACCAGCGTGCCAATGCTGCCTTGGAGTCGGGCGAAGCCCGGCTCAAGGAAGCCAAGACTGTTGGCGAACAGCAGGATGCTCTCACAGCGATCAGCCAGGCCGAAGCCGAGGTCAACAGTATTCTCCAGCAACGGCTCGCCCTGCGCGAGCAGGAGAATAAGACTGCTCAGGCCCAAGCCGAGGCTGCTCAGCGGGAGATCGAGCTACGCCGCGCTCAGCTTAAAGATGCCAAGGCCCTGGTCGAGCAGATCAGCAAGTACGAGGTCATCGCAAAGGATGAGAAGAAGCGCGCCCCCGAGGAGCGGGAAGCCGCCCAAAAGACGGCCCTGTCTCTTACCGATCAATTGGAAGAGGTTCTGAGCCGGGGCGACGTGAATCTGGAGCAATTCCTGGGTATCCAGGAGTTGACGAACCAGATTCGCGGCAAGTTCGAGAGTGCCATTACGGATCAGCCGGTCAGCCTGCGGTTCGCGTTCGAGGAAGGCATTGAAGCCATCCTGGCACCGCTCAAGGACCGTGAAGTCAAGCTCAAGGCCATCATCACGGATGTTGAAGCGGCCAGCGGCGCTAAGTTCGACCTGATCGAGGGTTTCAAGGACATCGCCATCAAGCTGACGCAGAAGCAGGCGGAACTCATCGAGGCGCTGAACAAGCAAGCCGGCCTCCCGCAGGAGCAAGCCAACCTGCGGATCGACATGGCGAACATCAGCCGGTTGGCCGTGGAATTGGCCAACTTGCCGAATGTGACCAAGGAAATGAAGGCGGTGCTTCTGGAGCAGACGCCCGTAGCCCTTGGTCAAGCCGCAGCGGGCCAGGGCGAGGAGTTGATGAGGCTCCAGCAGCGTTTCCTTGCTGCTGCCGACGAGGCCAACGCCCAAGCACTTGCGGCTACGGATGCCGAGCGGAGGAAGTCGCTTGCCGAAACAACCCGGCAATTTGCCGAGTTGTCGAAGGTCATCAGTGAACTCTTGGAACGGCAGGCGAAGATTGCCGCGCTCACGGAGGCGGCCCCGAAGGTCCAAGCTGCCATTCAGCAGAACGTCTCGGCCGGGGACATGGCGGCCAACTCTCAATTGTTCGTCGAGTTTCAGGCCCAACAACGCGAAGCAGCCGAAGGTCAAAGGATTCTCGTCCAGAGGACCAAGGAGTTGCCCCAAGCTGCGGCTACCAGCATCCCGCCAGCCGTGCAGCATATCAAGGCCCTCACGGAAGCTGCCAAGGAAACTGAGAAGGAACTCAGTGGCGTGGCATGGTGGCTGGACAAGATCAATCCACTGTCAAGTACAAACGCCGTAAGGGCCAGCGCGGCATCACTTACGGGCGGCGCGATCGGCGGCAAGGCCCTGGGTGGCCTGGTCAGCAGGATGAAGTTCTTTGAGAGTGGCGGGGTAGCCCGAGGTACAGACACCATACCCGCGATGCTCAGCCCAGGCGAATTCATCACCAGTGCGAAGAATACTCGCAAGTTCCTGCCCCAACTCCAGGCGATCAATGCTGGGGTTGAACCCAGCTTCGAGACAACTGGTGGCACGACCTACAACACGACTGTGGGCGACATCATCATCCAGGAATCGAAGGGGCCGAGGCAGACAGGCCGCGAAGTCATGCGTCTGATTAGGCGCGAAACCCGTCGCGGATCGAGCCGTCTCTAATACCGCTGCTCACGGTGAGCGGCAATTCCTCCAGTCGTAACCGCCATCGGGCGGTCGTGCGAATCCTCTAACCCTGTGGGAGAACCTATGAACACTTGTGGTTCCAAACTCTCGCTCAAGCACGCTGCCGGAGCCGAAGTCGCCCGAGGCGGGATTGCGAAGAGTGATCTTTCTCTGCGTGGCCATCTAACCGTCGAGCATTGGCGCGATGGGAAGCTCTTGGCTGTCTACGACTTCAACAACGGCATTACGAACGAGGGCAAGAACAAGCTCCTGGACGTGATGTTCCACGGCGTCTCGGCGATCGGCACCTGGTATTTGGGCTTGATCGACAACGCCGGCTATTCCGCGCTAGCTGCGGGTGACACCTACGACAACATCAACCAGGCGGGCAACGGCTGGGACGAGTTCGCGGATTACACTGACGCCAACAACGGCAACAGTGCCTCGACTCGACCGGAATGGCAGGAGAATGCCGCCTCTAGCCAGTCGATCACCAACACCACGGTCTCGATCTTCAATATCACGGCCAGCGGGACCGTGAAGGGCGTTTTCGCTTGCGGCGGGACCAACGCCCAGACCAAGAGCGACCATACGGCCAGTGGAAACTACCTCTGGGCGACCGCTCTGTTCAATTCCGGCGACGTGCCCGTGAACAACGGCGACCAACTCAAAGTGACCTACTCGGTGAGTGCGTAACCTACTCCCTCGCCATAGGCCGGGCGGGGTTTCGGCTTCGCTCGGCCTTTTCTTTTGCTAGAAGGAAACACAATGGCCTATGAACAATTCGCCAATGGCGGCCTCTCCTCGCTGGAGTCCGCCATCGACAACGATGATACCAGCTTGACTGTGAAGTCGGCCGTTGGGTTTCCCGCCATCGGCAATTTCCGCATCATCGTCGAGAACGAGATCATGCTGGTCACGGACGTGCAGGGCAAGACCTTCACGGTCACGCGGGCGCAGGAGGGCACGTCGGCGGCCAGCCACGATGCGGACGTAGCCGTCTTTCATGTGTTGACGGCCGGCTCTCTGGCTCAGCGGGACATCCAGCAATTCGCTGTCGGCGCGATCGCCAACCGCGATGCGGCCGGACAGGCAGGACGGCTCTATTTGCCGACAGGCGGGATGGCAAGTCAGGATGACGGCTCGGCGTGGAACATGCTGCCCTTCAATCGGATGAAGCCGCCGTCCAGCGGCAATTTCACCTGGGTCAACCAGGGCACCGCGACGGTCGCGGACACCTGTGGCATGATGGTCCTGACGACGCCCAGCGTATCGTCAGGCGAAAACCTGCGGTTGTTGGTCAAATCCGCCCCTTCCGCTCCCTACACGATTACCGCCTGCATCCTTCCTCAATCGCCAATCTACACATCCAGCGGCTATTACGCCCAATTCGGTGTGTGTTGGCGGGATAGTTCATCCGGCAAGATCATCACCTATGGCTGGGGGATGCAGAACTATCCCAGCTATTTCAGCTACGATCAGTGGACGAACTACACGACGATCTCCGGGAACCAGTTTCAGTATCCTTGCCCGATGTTCGTGCCGTTGTGGATTCGCATGACGGACAACGGAACGACCCGTCTGGTGGAAATTGCAGGCTCCGATGGCGTTGTCTTTACGCCAGTTCACGCCCCCCAGGATCGAACAACTTTTCTTACGGCCGATCAGGTTGGCGTGTTCGCCAACAGTTGGAAGACCGCGAACGGCATCCCGCGAATCATCTCCTTCTTGCATTGGGAGGAATCGTAATGGCTGAACAATTCAAGAATCTCGTCAGCACGACGCTTGCCGAAGACCTCGATGACACGGAGACGGAAGTTGACGTGGCCAGCGTCATGGGCTTCACGGGCGGTGACTTCCGTATCCTGATCGACAGCGAGATTATGAAGGTCACCGGCGTCAGCGGCACCACCCTTACCGTGGTGCGCGGTCAAGAGGGTACGGCAGCGGCTTCCCACACAAGCAGCACGGCCGTGTACCATATTCTTACGGCCGGAGCACTTGACGCCCATGACCAGAATGACCTGGCGGCCTATGACACTTACGCCAATCGTCCTGCCGCCGGTACGCCGGGCCGCATCTTTCTGCCGACTGACGGCGCGTTCATCGAACGCGACGACGGTTCATCGTGGACGAAGTTTGGCCCGATCTGGCCCATGACGCCCCCAGCGCCCGCCGATTTTCCAACCTGGCTCAATCAGGGAACGTCCACCTGCGTGAACACCTTTGGGCCGATGTATTTCTGCGCGGCCGTCAGCACCAGCGCCCTGTGGCGAGCCGTGTTGAAGACCTACCCGACCCCGCCTTTTACCGTGGTGATGGCGTTCTTGCCGATCATCATTCCCTACAACTTTAGCTCCTATGTGGAATTGGGCCTCTGCATCCGTGATTCCACGTCCGGCAAGATGGAGGTGTACGGGCTTGGCGGAAGTGGCAACGACATGAACATTCGCGGCTACTACTTCGCCAGTGCAACGGCGACATCGGGAACAAGCGTTACGGGTTGGCCGAGCGGTCAACACTTCTCCGAGTCGCCGTTGGTGTGGATCAAGTACGTGGATGATTCCACAAACCGAGTCATCTCGATGTCGGTCAACGGCGTTACGTGGACCCAGCTAGCCAGCAATTCGAGGTCCAGCAATCTCACCCCGGATCAAATTGGGATCGCTGTTCAGGCGATGGGCGGCTACACCTCATCGGCCCCCTATTTCTCCATTGACAGCGGTATCTCAGTCCTGCATTGGAGCCAATCATAATGACCGAGAGATTTTCCAATCAAGCCGTCACTGCGTTGTCGGCGGCGATCACCACGCCCAGCGCGACGACTTGCACGGTGACTGATGCGACGGCGTTTCCGACAAGCGGCAACTTCCGAATCAAGATCGACGGGGAATTGCTGCTTGTGACCGGCGTGGCGGGAACGACGTTTACCGTTACTCGCGGAATCGAAGGGACGGCAGCGGCTACACACGCCAGCGGCGCAAGCGTGATCCATCTCCTGACCAAAGGAAGCCTTGAAGCCAGAGTGGCCAATCGCTTTGTCTCGGACCTCTACGCGAATAGGCCGGCGGCCGGAGTCAAGGGGCGGCTTTTCATCCCAACGGACGGCATCTACCTGGAATACGACGACGGAGCGGCCTGGCACAAGTACGGACCATGCCAGCGGCTCAAGGCTCCGCCACAGACCGGCTGGACATGGTTCAATCAAGGAAACGCGACTGTGACTTACGACGGGGGCGTCTTGATTCTTTCGGACCCGGATCAAGATACGAACAGTCCCCAGGTACGCGGCATCATGCGCCCGTTGAGTGAAGGCAAGACGACGCTCACCACGGCATTCGTGATGAGTGGCATTTCGTCTGCTGATTTCTTCGGTGGAATCTGCATCCACGGCGGTGGTGGCGAGGCAAATGAGTTCACGCTATGGGGCCTGAGAATGACCGCCGGCACCGCGTATCCCGCACTCCATTTTGTGCCGTACAACTCTCCTACGTCAGCCGGATCGGCCCCATCCTTTAGTGGTCGCACTCTTTGGCCTCAGCGGTTCTTCTGGTTTCGGTTCGTGCTGGACGGTGACTACAAACGGTACTACTTCTCGCAGGACGGCCTGCATTGGATTCAGTGGTACTCGACATCGACGTATACGGACCATTATCCGATGCAGTACGGAATCGCACTGGATCGGTACAACAACTCAACGGCCGTATCGCTGGCATTGGTCCACTGGGAAGAGAGTTAGGCAATGGCATACACCGGGAAGCTAGGCACTGTTGACTCCCAACTGGGGAACATGCTACTGGCTTATGCCGGTGCTGAGGCCACGTTGCCCTCGACAGGCACGATGAGCGGCAAGCTCGGCGTGCCCGCCGCGATGCTGGGAAACCTCCTTATCGCCCTGAGTGGACCGGATGGCCCGAAGGTCTTCAATCTTTCGGCCGCGAGTACGCTGGTTGTCACGCAGTCCACGGATGATGGGGCCGAGATCATCGGTCACGCCCCGCCCGCTTGGGCGATGGGCAGCCCCGACTGGCAATTGGGAGATTCCCAGCTTGGATTCACCGGGCCGGACGCACCGTTGCCGGCGATTGGCGCGCGGAGCGGTCGGCTAGGCGTCGGGCTGGGAAGCCTAGCTTTGGCCCTGGGAGGAGCAGTCGGCGGCCAGGTCATCAATCTGAGCGCCGCGAGCACGCTGGAGCTTGTCAGTTCCGCGAGTTGCGATGCGGAGATCGTCGGTCATCCTTCACCGCGATGGGCGCTTGGCGGCATCGACTATCTGATCGGCACCGCGCAGTTGGCTTACGTGGAAGTTGAGCCATCTCCGGTTACGGGTGAGATGACCGGCAAGCTGGGAACTTTTGCATCCTTGCTGGGCAATATGCGACCTGCCCTCGGCGAGGAGGAGGGCGAAGGCACCGGCGGGATCATCAATGTCTCCGCTGGAAGCGCCCTGGAACTCAGCCAGTCGGCGGGTCTTCAGGCGGTTTTCGACCGCAGTGCGTCCAGTGAACTGACGCTCGACCACTTGGCATCATTGACCAAGGTGGTCAATGTTAGTGCGGATAGTCCGCTCAGTATGACCACCGAAGCCGCTGTGACGACAGCGGCATGGGGCCATGATGTGTCCGCCGAAAGCTCGCTGTCACTTGCGAGCGAGGCCACCGTAACCACGGGCGTCTGGCTCCATGAAGTGTCCGCCACGAGCGCTCTGGCGTTGACCCAGGAAGCGAACGGGGCACTTGGCACGGTTTACGACCTCTGTGCCGCGAGCACGCTCAGTTTGAGCCAAGAGTCAACGGTCAGCGAGGACCAGTGGATTCTTGATCTCAGTGCCGACAGCACGCTTGCCTTGACTCAAGAGGCGGCTGTCACAACGGACCAGTGGATTCACGAACTCAGTGCCGAAAATGTCCTTGCCCTGAGTCAGGAAGCTCTTGGCGCGTTTATCATAGACGCATCTGCGGAGAGCCAACTGACTCTCGACCAGGAGGCGACTGCCGGGTTCATTCGGACCCTAACGGCCGGCAGTACATTGACGTTCAGTCAGGAAGCTGCCGGGTTCATTACCCATGAGTATGAACTTGACGCTGAAAGCTGGCTCGAAGACCTCGATCAAAGTGCAACTACGGTCAACGTATTCAATCGCACGGCCACCAACACGATCGAATTGAGCCAGAGTCATGTTGTCGCCCGACCGTGGTATCTCTCGGCGACGAACGTCTTGCAGGAGACTCACCAGGAGTTCATCCCTGGCACGATCGAGATTATTGAGGTCACGACCGGCCTGGATAGCTCGGCCTCGGTCAATACCGTCTTGAATCGGGCCGCGAGTTCGACCCTGGCTGTCGGCCAGCAGGCCGGATTCTCGTTTGAGGAACCGGGCGGCATCTTTGTCTCGGCTGTCAATACGTTGGACCTGGACCAGAATGCCTGGATCACACAACTCGGCCAGGCAGCGAGCGCACTTTCGTTGACGCAATCGGCGGCCGTTCAGAAGGGGCCGCAGCTTGGCAGTCAACTCGATCTCGGGCAGGCCGCAGGCGTCACGGTCGTCCGCAACCGGGCCGTTGACTCGGAATTGGGGCTTGAACAGGCCGCTACCTATATCCTGGTCAAGCATGGGGCAGTCGAGTTGTTCGACTATGCTCCGGCCGGCTTGCCTCCGCTGCAAGGCCCATTCCCCGGCGTTACGTCGCCTTTTTCGCTGATCTATCCGGCAGAAGGCTCGCCAACTGACATCATCGAACTTCGGCCACCCGATTTCGGCAACAAGGACCGGCTGAGCTTTGACCGCATCAACCGGGAGTCGCGCGGCGGGACGCTCACCATCTTCGCCGATCCCAACTGGCCCAAGGTTCAGACCCTCGCTCTGACGTTCTCCGGCCTACGCCGGACTGAAACCTACGAGTTGATCCGCTTCATTCGGGAGCATCTTGGCCTGGAAATCAAGCTGAGCGACTGGGAACAACGGGTCTGGAAAGGCGTCATCACGACGCCCGATGAGCCAGTGATCCAGGACGGAAAGGATCAGTTCTCGGCCGGCTTCGAGTTCGAGGGCGAATTGCTGTCAGCGTAGAGAGGTTTCCATGTTCATCATGCAGGCACCCCATTCAGCGCCGGTGGCCACGACTCTGCTGCCCAACCCGCAATGGGGCGACGGCGAGAATCTCACGGATGAGGTCATGGTGAAGCGTGCAATGGATGGCACGCTCTACACCTACGTCAAGACGAAGAACGGCCGGCGGCATCTGCAATGGAACTTCCGGCTGACCAGGAACAAGGCCCTGGAACTCAGGGCCTTCATCCAAGCCTACTATGCCGCCAAGATTCGCGTGACGGACCACAACGAGCGGGTCTGGGTGGGCTGGTTCACCAACAACCCGTTTGAGTTTGACACGAGCGACCGGGCTGCACCGGCCCTTGCGCCGATGCCTCGCGGGGAGTTCGTGGAGATCACGATTGAGTTTGAGGGGGTCGAGCAGTGAGAAACATTTCTGCCGCATCGCTGACGAAGCTCGCCACCCGCTTCGGAACCGAACCGATCAACATCTTGGAAGTCAAATGGGTGGATGGGGGCAATTTCGTCCAGTATGCCGACCGGGACATTGCCGGCGGTATCAAGGGCAAGATTCTCTCGATCGGCGAACTGGACGCCGTGGTCAATGTTTCCGGCGGCGGGCAGAGCCAATCCATCGAAGTCACCTTGGATGACACGGACGGCTCGATCAAGGCGATCCTAGACTCCCACGACATCCACAAGCGGCCCTGCAAGCTCTACCAGTGGTTCGACGGGCTGGCCGTGAGCGAGAAGTTCCTCGTCTTCCAAGGCCAGGTGTCCAGTCCGATCACCTGGAATGAAGGTGACCGCACGGTTTCCTTCACGATCATCTCCAAGCTGGAGGACCGCGAGATCGGCTTCTCGGCCGAGGAGGGAGCTTTTGCACAGATTCCCGAGAAGCTGGTCGGCTCGCCTTGGCCCATGATCTTCGGCACTCCCCTCGACGTACCTGCCTTGCAGATCACGGAGCCGCTCATCGGCACCACGACGAGCGCGGTGTCAATCGCCGACTACACGATTCCCATGCAGCTTAGCGTGCTGGCCACGCAGCGGGCTTATACCAACAGCATTGCCCTCATCTTCTTCTATCAGAAGCAATGGGCGCATGACCACAATGACGCCGCTGGGGAAGCCGAGTACGCGCAACGCGAATCCGAAGCCTGGCAGCGGTTCTCGGAACTAGCCGCGCAAGCCGCTGAACTCAGCGCCGAGTTGGCCGAACATCGCGCCGAGGAGAAGCCAGCCGTTACGATTCTGGGCGGTGAGAAGTTCCCGCAAAACGTCTCATTGAAACTGGACATCAATGGCGGCATTTTCACCGGCTACTTCGAGGGCCAGGTGTTTCATATCACGGCCAGGGAACATCCCGAGTTCGCTACGAAGAAGGACACGCCTCACGTCAACATCAACATTCACGTGCGTTACCCGGATAACGGCCCGCGCGAGTTAGTCTGGTACAGCGAGGAAGTCACCGGCTCCAGCGCCAACTTCTTCACGGCCGAAGGGGGCAGCCGGGTGAAACTTGCCGAGAGCGAGCCACTCGACTACATCGTGTCTATCGTGCCGGGAACCGTGGTGAATGTCGCCGCAAAACGTGCCTTCGAGGGCGTAAAGCGACTCATTGCTGTGCCGCTCTCCTACTACAGCATTCGTACAGAGTCCTTTGGCAGTATCTCGGCCACAATCATCCGGCTTCCAAAGCCGCTTTCGAGTTATACGGACGAAGGCTGGGAGGATGACCTGTACGTCACCTTCCAATCGAATGTCGGCCCAAACACGGTGGACATCCTATCCTATCTGATCGGTCTCTACACGCCCGAATTGTCGATTGACACGGCGAGTTTCAACCATGTTCGGAGCAGGCTGGAGAACTACCCCTCCAATTTCGCCCTGCTGGAACGCAAGAACATCGTTCAAGTCCTGGAGGAGATCGCCTGGCAGGCACGCTGCGCCATCTGGCTCAGCGGCGACAAGTTCTATTTGCGATACCTGCCGGAGGCCCCTACGGCTTCCATCTCGATCTCGCAGAGCGACATCGTTCCCAAGTCGCTGGAGGTCTTCCACACCGATACCGAAGACCTGGTGACAAAGCTCACAGCCGAATGGCGGCAAAGTTACGCCGCCGACGAACCCAACAAGGTGATCCTCAAACACAACGTCAAGAAGTATGGCACGCACGAAGAGGTCAAGGAATTCTACATCTACAACATCCAGGAGTTGGTCATCAAGAGCGCCACGTTCTGGCTGATCCGCATGGCCAACACATGGAAGAAGATTCGGTTCCGCACGTTCATCAACAAGCTCCAGCTTGAAACGCTCGATCCGGTCACTCTCAACTTCTCGCAGAACTACGTCTCGACAGGGCAGGTGACGGGCATCGTCGAGCAGGCCAACTTCGATTCGGCCGGCAATGAGATCGCCTTTGAGGTCTGGACGCCAGTGAAGGCCGGCTCCATGACCGCCTACGATTTCGCCTGGCCGGCGGATGTGGATCAGAACTTGATCTTTCCGACCGTGGAGGAGGAGTATGCGGGAAACGCGGGTGGCAACGGCATCGGCAAGAGCGCAGACGGCGACCTGAGCGGAGGCACCATTGTCACTATCAGCGGCTACCGAACACACCAGGATTACGGCGACAAGAAGCCTTCGGACCAGGGCGATCAGAAGCCGTTGAATCCGCCGCCATTGGCAGACCGGGCGCAGGTGGACCCCACAAGGCCGAGCCACACCACTCCTGACTACCAGAAAAATCCTTATGCCCCAGGCGGCAGTTCAGGGGGCATCTCCGTGATCGACATTCACAACACGATCATTACGGACTCGACGACGAAGGAATCGACGAAGCTCGACAGCTTCTTCAAGCAGGTTAAGGACGAGAAGTTGGAGATGGACACCAATGCGGTTCTGAACGACGGCACGAATCGAGGCAGCTTTGATTTCCACTGGGATGGGGTCAACTCGCCCAACAAGTTTGCCGCCGGCAGGGCCTACCTCCTGGAGTAATCCGATGGAAAGCGCGTTCGCCTGGCTGAACGAGTTGTTTCAAGCCGTCTTTCAGTTCTTTCCGCGCATCCTCATCATTCGTGCCACACATGGGGCAGTGAAGTGGGTGTACGGGAGGAGGATTGTGGCCCTCGCGCCCGGTCTGCATATCTACTGGCCGCTAACGACGGACGTGGAAGTTATCGTGACGGCCCGCCAGACCCTTGCCATCCCCGACCAGGTGATGATGACCAAGGACGGGAAGAAGGTCGTCGTCAAGACCCTTGTGGTCTACAGGATTCCCGACGTGGTGCGGGCGATCGGCAGGGTCAACTGGGACGTGGACACGACGATTAACGATCTGACGCAATCGGCCGTCATTCGCGTGATCGCCACGCACACTTACGACGAGATAATGCAGGGAATCGCAGGCGAGAGTCTAACCAAGACGCTGACGCACGAGGTTCGCAAGGAACTCCGACAGTTCGGCGTACATATCAGCCGGTGCAAGTTGGTGGATTTCGCCGATTGCAGGGTTTTCAAGCTACTGACTTCCCAGGCCGATCGCCAGGGTTTGGCAACTCATCAGTCGTATCAGTAGGATGCAAGCCAATGTCAATGATGGATTATCCCGGACCACCAGGACTTGTTCTCACCCGAGACCTCTGGAACGGCCGCATCAATCTCTACAACGCCTATACGGTCCTGGGGGCCGGCCTGCCATTGCTGCCTCCCAACCAAACGTGGTTGCGACAGGCGGACATAACCACTATGCGAAACCATATTGCCTCGGTGTGGCCACAGCATTACTTCCGCCATACGGTCAATCCCATAGGGAGAATGACGGCTTTCAACGATCTGTATGACGCAGGGGAGGCAAACGTCCTGTACAATCTGCCGTACAGACCGTCGCCGTTTGGTGGCCCAGCCGAAACCGGCACGGAGTACATCGTGTACTCGAAAAAATGGCGAGAGGCCCCGTTGGGGACATTCGATCATTTCAACATGATTGCAGCGGGACGTGCTGTGCCCGCGCCGAACGCTCCCGAGTGGTGGATTTCTGTGTTTGCGGTGAATACGTTCACAATGATGTATCATTGGGAACCTATGGACGTGTGGTTTCTTGGTGACGCGGCGTCACTAGACTTCGGCATCCCAGGATTGTGGGAGGGGATGCGAAATTATTCATACTACGGGCGCTCTTTCTATCCGCCTGGGCCTGGTCAGGAAGGCGAAGAATACGAAGATACTTACTACGTAGACGGTCGCATCCCTACGATCGCTACCGCCGAGGATGGCACTCGTAGGTTTGTTTCACCAACCACTGGTGGACAATATGTGTTGCCGCCTATGGCCTCTGAACCTCGCACGTACTTTCAGTTGCGCATCATCACCTGGCCTGATGGGTCGTACTACACATAAGGGCATCAATAATGGCAAAGAAGTGGATTCAGGGTGCCATCGAACATCCTGGCGCGTTGACAAGAAAGGCCAAGTCTGCTCACATGAGCCTGGCCGAGTTCATGGCCCATCCGCCGAGGAACATCTCGGGAACAACGAAGCGACAAATCGCACTGGCGAAGACCTTGAGAGGATTTCACCGCAAGGGCAAGTGAAGCGCAAACAAAAAGGGCGCTCGGGTCAACGCCTGAGCGCCCTTCTTCGTGTCATAGCAGGTCCATCGTCAGCATCGCTCGGTAGCATTCTGCCTCAGCAATCGCGTCACACAGGGCATCATGCGGATTGTCATTCACAATGCCAAACCGCTTGCAGATCGAACCCAGCCCGACCCGAGCGAATGGGGCCGGCAGGCCCATGAAGGCCGCCTTGTCGTTCAGGGCCAGGGCAAAGAGCATGGCGTCCCGCGCGTGGCCGGAGAATAGCGTATCTGCCAAGCCGATGCCCAGCCAGGCTTGCAAAAACTTCGACTCGAAGGCCCAGTTGTGAGCCAACGGCACAAGCTGCTTACCAACCGGAAGATCGAGCTTTTCCCACCATTCGACGAGGAGATCGGCCACTTTCCCGGCTTCTGGAGCATGGAGTACCAAATCCTCCATCTTGAGGCCGTGGACGTAGCCAACCCGCTTCTGTTGTCGCTCCGGGTGCTCGGGCCTGATCGTCGTATAGAACGGGCGCACGCCCTCCAAGGGCCGGATGTCGCTGTTCAGCGGCACCACGGCGATCTGGATCGGCTCATGGTAGCCGGCCTGAAGACCAGTAGTCTCCAGGTCGATCGAGGCCAGGAGATTGCCGTTCAAATGGACGAGGCCGGAGTAGGTCTTGGTCATACCAGCACTTTCTCGTTGTCCTTGTCCTCGGTTTTTCGTTCTTCGCAGCCTCCCACGGCTCGACACTCTTGAGCGCCTCCTGCATCTCCTCTGGCGTCCGTTCCGGCTTCTCCGCGCCGCAAAGCCAGGCCGCGTAGCGGGCTGCCCAAAGCTCCAGGTGGCGAAGCTCGCCCGTCTCGCCGATCACGTTGCTCCACCGCTTGAAGCCCAAAAGCTCCCGGTCGGGCTTGTTCGGCCCCGGCCCGAAGCCGGGCCGAACGACCTTGATGAGTTCGCCGCCAAGCTCCAGAACGGCGTTTGCTTCGTTGAGGAATCGCGTGTCGGGAATGAGCATGACATCCAGATCATGCTCGCCCTTGAGCAGGTAATCGAGCCAAGTGCGATCGTAGACCTGCTCACGGACGGCCGGAGTGCCGAAGTCGATCCAGACTTGGCGGGGACTCTTGCCAAGCGCTGGCAAGACAATCTCCCGCTCACTGGCCCCCGGCTCCGTCTCGTAGTATTCCGGCTCGCGCAATCCGGCCCAGCCGTAAAGCTCGTGGCAGACTTGCTTGAGCTTCCAGGCCCAGGACCGCTTGCCAACCCGCAGGCGCGGGTTCAGGTGCCGGACCTTCTCGATCAGGTAGTTGGCGAATGTGTCCTTGCCGACACGTCGATAATGGCCGATGGCGATGATCTTCATGCGTCTTCCTTCCGTACCAGTTTGTTGTCCACGCTGATCCAGGGCTTCGCGTCCGGTGCTGGCGTCTTTTCCTCAAAGGACAAGTTGCCGATCATTCGTTTGTTGCCGGTGTAGCCCCCGAATGGGAAATGCCGTTTGACCTCATCGACGACGACCCCTTTCTTCCAGATGTAGCGAGTTCCTTCCGGCAACCAGTCGAGGAACCGCTTGTAAAAGACGCTGAACTCGACCATCTCGCCCGGCACCTGAAAGCACTGCTCGTTGATGAAAGTCTCAATCGCGGTGCTGTTCATTTCTTCTGCCCGCTCCTTGTTGTTGGTCCGTAGCGGCGGCAACCCCAGACGGCCGAAGGGCGACGGAAGAGTGAGGTCCATGACCGTCCGCATGAAATGCGGAGCCTCTTCCTTCAGCTTGGCAACCAGCGTGTTCTTTGCAACCTCTTCGCCCGGCAGCAAGTCCGGCACATAGATCACGACGATCCGCGTATCGCCTGACTCCAAATAGACGTTGGTGAGGCGGTTGCCCGTCTGGATGAAGTGCAGGGTATTGCGCTGCTTATAGGCGTCGGTGTGCATCCGCCGCACCCAGAAGTCGTCATTCGTGGTCCAATCCTTGATGCGGTTGTAAGCCCTGCCCCCATGCGCCGAGAGGTCGGTTTCTTCGATGTACGCGAGCACGCAATTGGCAAGCTCGCCGTTGAAGTCCGTACTGGTGTTGAGCGCGCGGTCGGCCGAGGCCACTCCCGAGGTCATCAGCAACCCGAACGCTTGGTGCAAGATCGACTTGCCGCTGTTCTGGTTTCCATACAGGAACAGGTAGGGCAGAGCTTGGAACGGATCACGCAGCACGAAGGCGATCCAGTACAGCAGGTAGTCGGCTCCCGACTTGATGTTGTGAAGTCCACACCACTCGCTTTCCCGCACCGCTGCATCCAAGTCCTGACCACAGTGTTTGAGCACGCGATCCCAATGGAGGTGCTGTGGCACCTGGTCGTTCTCAAGGCTTACAGGCTGGTAGGCGTACTGTGCCGCGCGGAGATTCCATTGACGGTTGCCTGGATATTCGGGCTGGAAGGGGACGTTGACCAGCTTCCAGGCTCTGCCGATCATGCTTCCCAGGATCAATTCGACTTCGGGTTTCGGATGGCCCGTCGAGTGCAAATGCAACTTGATTTTCTCCGTTCCGAAGCGTTGCCATGTCTTGTCCTCGGCAAAAAGGTGCCAACCGGCATCTTCACCCGTTGGCGTAACCAATTGGCGAACTACGTTGTCGTACTCGGCGTGCGATAGGTCATCGCGTTTCGTGTCCGCCATCACGTCGAAGACCTTGACCCATTTGTCGTTCTTGCTCACCCAGCCTTCCAGCCCCTTATCCTTCTCGCCTGCTTTCTTGCTGATTTGCATTACCAGCCGGCCGTCCTTGTGGGCTTTCAGCCTGACCCGGCGACTCGATTTCGGATTCAGATACTTCTCGGGCAAGTCGATCTTCTGTCCGATCGCCTCGACTGCCTTCTTCGCTTCGGCCGAGTTCTTGAACACGAACCCGCCATGATCCGGGTCTTCTTGGCCACCTACCGCCTTGGCGGCGGTGGCCAAGTTAGGGCGGCAGTTGAAGTAGCAGTTGGTCCACCCCTCCCGGTCCTGGCTCCAGGTCTCCGCCTCGTTGACGCCGGGCGAAAAGCGGTAAACCCGCCAGCCGCCATGATCCAAGGGGAACATGAAGCAGTTCGGGCTACCGGGGTTCTTACCCTGGGAGTTGGTCTTGTAGATGCCCTGGTACTTGCCCGTCTCCATCAGCTTTGCCAAAGCACAAGTGTGTGTCTGGCACAAGTGGTGGTCAGGCACCCAGATCGTGGTGAACCCGGAATGGGCAAGTTCGTCCATGATCTGCTTGTGGGTTTCGTCCAGCGGCACAATTCGGCGGGCAGACGTGAGGGCCTCGAAGGGATCAAGGTACTCATCATTCATTTGCACGCGAATCTTGGACCGTCGCCGGGTGATGACCTCGATGTGGTCCCGCCAGTTGGGCGGCAGGTCAGCCTCAGTCAGCATTTTCTCTGACTTCTTGAGGAGCGTGAGGCCCTCGTTTGCGGCCGTCATCTTTCGATGCCAGAACCACATATTGCCGCCGCAGCAGTCGATCTGGCTGGCAAAGTCGAAGCCGGTCTCCGAGGACATCATGCCAAGGATGCAGCGGGCCAGCGCGGCGTGGACCGTGTGGTTCTCGGTCGGGATGCCATCCAGGAAGACATAAATATGGATGCCGGCCCCGCCGGTGCTCTTGCGAATCTCGGCACCAGGCCAAGCCATTGCAGCGCGCTTAATGCGTTCGAGTTCCTCGTTACTGACCCCGATGCCCTTGGCATGGGCCGTCAATGAGTCGAAGTCAAACGCCACCCAGCGGGACTGTCGGGCTTGCCAGTCCCAGCCGGTCATGCCGATGCCTTCGACGTGAAGGTCCAGGGGCCACCTGAGTTCGTAATCACGGAACTCCGGCTCGCTGGCGGCGTTCTTGGGCACCCTGACGTTAAACCATTCGTATTCACTATCCGTGTAAGTGGAACGCTTCCCGTCCACTGGTTCGCCCTTATCGGCTGCGACGTTGACTTGCGTCTCCATGCCAATGTGCCAACGCTCGACCAGATCGGCGTTGGTCGTCTTGCGAGCGTTGATGAAGTTGAAGATGGCTTCCGAGAGCTTGGGCATCGTGGCTCCTATTAGATAGAGGACGCCCCAGAGTGGGGCGCGGATTGCCAGAGCGGCGAGAATTAACTGTTCTGCTATTACAGTAGGGTAAATGCCTGAAAAATGTGACCGCGAAAGCAGATGGCAATAGAGGCCAGTAATTGACGCGGCGTTACAACCGGCCTTCGTTCCACGTTTTTTCGAGGCTGGCGATGTCGCAGTCACATTTTTCGTCTTTTTACCCTACTGTATCGGTATGACAGTAAAGCAACGGAGGCCCGCATGGACCGATTGGAGACCTTGCCGGTCCACGTCCTGCGGGAGCCGAAGGTCAAGCTACGGGGCGTGAATCGGGACAGCGTTGAATACCTGGAATTGCGCGAGAGCGTCCGGGAGAAAGGCGTCCTGCAATCAATCCTTGTTCGCCCTTTCGGCGACGGGCTTTACGAGATCATCAATGGCCTCCAGCGCTACGCCGCCGCCAAGGAAGCAGGGCGGGATACGCTGCCCTGCATCATCAGGGAGTGTAGCGATGACGAGGCTCTGGTCCTGATGCTCCAGGCGAACGCGATCTCGCCGGAGACGAAGCAGGCCGAATATGCCCAGCAGCTTAAAAGGTTGCTGCTACGCAACCCTGGCATGACCCAAGGCGAGTTGGCTTGTCTCATCCGCAAGTCACCGAAATGGGTCGGGAAGTGCCTCGAACTGGCCAATCTCCTGAGAGAGATTCAGGTGATGGTCGATCGGGGCGAGATTCCCATCGAGAACGCCTACATGCTGGCCAAGATTCCACGGTCCATGCAACGGGACTACGTGGATCGGGCCAAGATCACGCCGCCCAGGGAGTTCAGGCCCATTGCGGCAGCGTGCGTCAAGCAATTCAGAGAGGCGGTCAAGCAGGGCAAGATGGACGCCTTCTACTCGGACCCGTTCCGGGCGCAGGGCCATCTTCGTCACATGAAGGACATCGAGATCGAGCTAGCGAAGAGACAAGTCGGAGCGTTGATCTGCGCAACCGAGGGGTGCCAGAATCCGCTCGACGGCTTCTATGCGGGCTTGCGTTGGGCCTGCCATCTCGATCGAGACAGCGTGCGAGAGCTAGAGGCGAAAGTTCGCCAATGTAGAGAAAGGCAGGTGTTGGATGCGCCCGTGAATTCAAGCTGACTGATCCCGACTTTCAACAAACCAACCCCTAGAGTTTTCCATGAGTACCGCTTTAACCCCCGTTGACCTCAACCAACTCCCCTCCACCCAGCTTGGCACCGACGAACAGTTTGCGGAACTTTCCCGCAGGTCCGGCTTCCTTGGCCGCTTGCGACTGTTCACCAAGGGCGATGCCATCAATCTCGGTCTGGTCGCCCCCGGCACCTACGGGATCGAGGAATCCAAGGACCGTATCATCAAACTCGGCCCGCAGATCGACATTCTGCCCCTGGGATGGCGCACCAAGGCGCTCGACATGAGCGACTCGGATGCGGTGATCGTCAACTATGACCCGACTTCCGACACGTTCAAGGACATCGCGGCCCGTAGCGAGGAGCCGGAATCGCGCTGCCAGTACGGCATCAGCTTTCTGGTAGTCGAGCGCAGCACTGGCCGCCTGCTGGAGTTCTTCTGCGGCGGCAAGAGCACCCGCCCGATCGCCAGCGACATCGCCGTGTTCTGTCCGCTCACTCAGGCCGACATCGACCGCAAGAAGGCCGGCGGCGCGGACGTGAGCAAGATGGAGCCGCACGGGCCGAAGCCCTGCACCCTCAAGGCGCGGCTGGCGAAGAGCAAGAAGGGCTATTCCTGGCACGTGCCCGATGTTCAGCCGTGCTCGGTGCCGTTCACGAATCTTCCGCCGCAGGAGACCATCGTTGCGGAGATTCAGAAGTTCGTCACCGCCAAGAGCGGCGATGTCGAGGCAGTGAAGGAGGAGCCGGGCAAGAAGGCCCGCGCTCGGTAGCTCATCCGCCACGTGCGGAAGGAGCATTAGACGCCGTGCTCTACGGCGTCGGACGTTCCCTGCCGGCGGCAGGCGAACCTGCAAAGGCTTACCGCTGAGCCAGCCTGGCGAATCAGCGATTCTCTTGATCCATCCGCCATGTGTGGATCGGAATCTTTCGCCGTCTTTCTGGCGGCGATTGCAGATCACACCCGTCGCGCCTCTCCTGTTGGACGCGCATCATGGACGGGTTTGCAAGGCCGGTGAGGGCGGCTGCCGCATGTTTCGGTGGTGGGCAGCCGAGGGTGGGACAGTTCAACAAGGGCGTGTGGAGTAGCGGAGATTATACCGACGCCAGCGAAACACGCAGTAACCGGCCATCTCTTGTGGTGCGTTATGGAGTACAGACTGCTGCTCTATGAAGGCAAGTGGAAGCCACGGCCATCACGTCGGGCCATTCGAGCGGTGCTTGATGGTCTATCGTCAGGTGGCTGGTGGGCCGTGGTTGACTACGCCTTTGTGGCACCGGAGGAGGACGTTGCCTTTGCCGTCGAGCTTTCGGCGGTCTCGCAATCGTGTGACGCGGAGCATGTCCGGGATGGGATCATCGAGGAGTTTCTGGCGAGTTTTGAGCCTGAGTTCGAGAGCATGATTGAAGTCGAGACGATGACGTGAGGATAGGAATGCCCGTTGAAACCGTACTCATTACGACACCGGCGATCGACTTTACGACGCTCCTGAGTCTGTCGCACCACGCTCTAGGCTACAACATCGCCGGCGCTGCCGACGCCAGCCACCGCAAGTTGGCCGACGCAGAGAAGTTTCTGTCCTGTCTGGCGTCCTTGAAGGAACAGGACGCGGAGATCACCCCAAGCCTTCTTTCGCACGTTTCGTTCAGCGTGCTTGTGATCGCCGATGAGCGTGATCTGCTGGACATCCTTGAACGCACTTCCGGCATGTCCTTCGTCCGGGGCGAAACGACCGCGCCAGGCGTCAACCTGGCCGTCCTCACCGGGACTCTCGCGCAGTGGCGAGACGCCGTGGCCGCCGGAACGAACGATGCCAGCCCGCCAACTGTACGAACCTGTTACTCGAAAATCCTTCTGCTGTTTGATCGGGCGGGGTTGACTTCCGTCTGGAGCAACTTCGAGCGCACGACGGCTCCTGATCGCAGCGGCTTTCTGCTGGAATACCATGCCTGAAACCATCAACTGCAAACTCACGACCCGGACCTCAAGCGGCAGGCTTATCCGTTCGGCGGCCACCTTGGAGTATAGAGATGGTCGAATCTGGTTCCTCAAGTCGCCGTTCAGCCTAAAGGAAGAGATCAAGGCCATGCGCGGATCGCGCTGGCATGGCCGCGATGACGATGAGGACGGCCGAAAAATCTGGTCGGTCGAGGATTGCCCTCGCAACCGCTTTCAGCTTGGCTTCTTGATGGGCGAGGACGTGTATGCCTGGTTTGACCGCGATCTCGTCCGGCACGACTACTCCGATGCGCGGCTCAATGGGGAGTCTACGCCGCTGATGGCCCATCAGTGCGATCTGTCTGATAGTGGCTTGACTTACCACTATCAACTCTGGGCGGCGGAAATGGGCACGGGAAAGACCCTCTCGGCGCAGAAGGTGATTGAGAAGAGCGGCGTTCTCCATTGGTGGTGGGTCGGTCCCAAGAGTTCGATCCCCAACATCAAGCGCGAGTTTGCCAAGTGGGGCTTCGATTTTTCAGGCTCCATCCGCATCGAGTTCATCACCTACGAGGAACTCAAACGCCGGATGACGGACTGGAGGCCCGAAAACGAGCTTCCGCAAGGAGTGATCTTCGACGAATCGAGCCGGCTCAAAGGCGATACCAGCCAGCGCACCGAAGCCGCGCAGCAGTTGGCGGACCTCATCCGTGAGAAGTATGGTCTCGACGGCTATGTGATCGAGATGAGCGGTACGCCGTCGCCGAAGTCGCCTCTCGACTGGTGGAGCCAATGCGAGATCGCATGGCCCGGTTTCCTGCGGGAAGGCAGTCGCAAGGCGCTTGAGCACCGCTGTGCTTTCGTCGTGATAAAGCAGTTCGACGCCGGAATGTACCCCAAGCGGATCGGTTGGAAGGACGACGAACACAAGTGCAAGCATTGCGGTCTTTTCGAGAACGACGGGCCGCATCAGCTTGATGGGTTCATTGACCACGATGAGTTTCATCCGTTCGAGCCGAGCTTCAATGAAGTCGCCTATATGTACGAGCGGCTCAAGGGCCTCGTGGTCATCAAGCACAAGAAGGATTGCTTGACTCTGCCCGAGAAGCGATACCGCAAGATCATCTGCAAGCCGCATCCCAGCGCGCTGAGGGTGGCCCAGGCGATCATGGACGGTGCCCCAAATACGATTACGGGCCTGACGCTGCTCCGCGAGTTGAGCGACGGCTTCCAGTATCGGGAGGTACAGGACGGCGAGGTTCGCTGTCCGCATTGTCCAGAGTCTTGTGGCGAGGTTGAGGAGTGGTTTGACCCCGAGGATGAGGAGGCCACCTACAGCACGATCGACATGCTGAGCGAAGAGTTCGCCGCCAAGCTCCAAAAGAGGCGGGTTCCATGCCCGCGCTGCGGCGGCTCGAAGACCGTGCCCAAGATGGTGCGGATCGCCCGCGAGGTTGCGTGCCCGAAGGAGAAGGCTCTCAGGAAGCTCCTCGAAGAATGTGAGGAGAATGGCCGGATCGTCGTGTTCGCCGGGTTTACCGGCAGCGTCGATCGGGTCACCGGCATTTGCCGCAAGGAGGCTTGGTCGGTGCTGCGATGCGACGGCCGTGGGTTTGAGGTCACTGACCATCAAGGCAACGTTGTCACTCGGAAGGGTGAAGACGCCTTGGACTTCTGGGCCGATCGCGCGAACGAGCGCGTGGCTTTCGTTTCGCACCCGGAATCCGGCGGCATGAGCCTTACGCTGGTCGAGGCGAGGATGGCCGTGTATTGGAGCAACAGCTTCAAGCCGGAGTATCGTGCTCAGAGTGAAGACCGAATTCACCGCAAAGGCATGGACGAGAACCTTGGCTGCGAAATCGTGGACCTGATTCACCTGCCGACCGATGAACGAGTGCTTGAAGTCATCCAGGCCAATCGTCGTCTGGAACTGATGACCTTGGGTGAGTTCAGCGATGCTCTCGACGTTGAGGGCAGCGACGATGAAGTAATGATCGAAGAACTCGTGGCCTAGCGGAGGACAAGTGACGATGAACCTGGACAAGGCCGCGCGCATCAAGGCCGATCTCGTCAGTAATGGGATGACTCAAGCGGCGATCGCCAAGAAGCACAGGGTAAGCCGATCCCTGGTCAGCGATATTGCCACAGGGCGTGCCTACAAGGAAGTTCCGTGGCCGAATGGCGAACCCGCACCGAAGAAAGCCGGCGGACAGCGAAAGAAGTTGGAGGACCATGATCCGACGAACAAGCGCATCTTGGAGCTTGAGGCCGAGGTCATCCATCTGACCGAGGAGCGAAATCGAGAGCGGGCCAAGAGCAAGGCCAGCGCCAAGACGCAAGGACTGTTCCGGGCGATCACCGCCGAGATGGAGCAGCGGATCAAGCCTTTCAGGGCGTTGCCGTCACAGATCGTCTTGCGGCCAAAGGCACAGATCGTCGAGCATTGCGTGATGCACATGAGCGACGGTCATCACGACGCCGTTGTGCGGCCAGAAGAGGTCGGTGGATTGGAAGAATACAACTTTCCGATCTCGTGCGCCCGCGCTGAGCGCTACGTCAATACCGTCGTGGAATGGACGCAGAACACCCTGAGTCCCAAGTTCCACTTCCCGGTGCTCTGGGTGCTGGCTTACGGGGACTTCACGAGCGGTGAAATCCACCGGGCCTGCGAGCGAAGCTACTACCGCAACCAGTTCAAGAACTGCCTGGCGATCGGCCAGCTTCACGCGCTGATGTACCGCGACCTAGCGGCCCACTTCGAGCAGGTCAACGTCCTGTATCTTGCGGGCAACCACGGCCGGCGGACACCAAAGAAAGACTACCTCGGTGCCCATGATAACTGGGACTACCTGGTCGGGGAGATCGCCCGGCTGCATTGCCGTGGCTTGGAGAACGTCTACTTCACGATCCCGGACGCCTGGTCGGCGAACGTCAACATCAACGGTGTCGGCTTCAACGTTTCGCATGGCGACGATTGCCGCAGCAGCCTTGGAATCCCGTGGTACGGCATGGTCCGGCGTCAGAAGGGCTTGATCGCCCTGGGTGCGGCGGCCGGTGCCAAGCGATGCCGCTACTTCTGCTGTGGCCACCACCATGCGGCAAGCACTCTGTCTGACGTGGATGGCGAACTCCTGGTCAACGGCAGTTGGCTCGGAACCGACGCCTTTGCGTACAACAGCCTGTCGGGCTACCGGGAGCCGGCCCAGTGGTTTCACGGAGTCAATCCAAAGCATGGATTGACGTGGCGTCTGAACGTGAAGCTGCGGCACGAGAATGAAAAGAATGGGCCGCAGCGCTACATCATCGACGGCGGCCGGGACATCGGCCCACTCAAATGATCGAGGTGGCGGCAAAGCGGCGAACGTAGCCAGAGAGCTAGAGGTTGATTGGCCTCAGATTTCGCCCGGACCCGCCGCCATTTGCTCCCGGCCGGACTCGCCGGATCGTCTGGCCCCGGCCGGGTTCTTTGGAGATTCGTAATGCCTGCTGCCTTTCGTAAGAAGCCCGTAGTTGTCAATGCCGAGCGCGTCATGCAGCGGGTTGTGATCCCCGGAAACCAGACACTTCACGGTCAGGACTTGATCGTCGAGCCTGGCGATTGGATCGTCCAGGGCGTTAAGGGCGAACTTTATCCCTGCAAGGACGACATCTTCCGCGAGACCTATGAGCCGGTTGGCAAAGAGGGTGTCAATGCCCTGACCGCTCACGGCCCAGATAAACCGGAGGACCGAGAGTACATCATCCCATTTCCTCGCAGGGAGTGCGCCGTTTCGGCCAGCGTACCGCTTGACTCGCTCGTGACCGATACCCTGAGCTAGTCTCACTGCATCGTAGCTCAAATGGTAGAGCGCGGCACTGTTAATGCTGTGGTTCCTGGTTCGACCCCAGGCGATGCAGCCTTTGGCCCGGCTTCGGCCGGGCCGTTTTTCGTCTACCGAGGTATCTATGGAACGCCTTAGTCGTTACGACGCATACGACGTTCCGCTGGCCGACATCTGGGTCGATCCTGATTTCAATTGCCGCAATGTGTTCACGTTTCAGTCCGTGAAGGGGCTGGCCGACAACATCGCGCAAGCCGGGCTTGAAATCCCGGTGATCCTCCAGCGGCGCGAGGACAGTCAGGTCGGCTTCATTGAGCCATACCGCCTGGTCGCCGGTTTCCGCCGTCTGGCGGCGGTCAAGACGTTTCTGAGATGGACCAATATCCCGGCGAACATCCGGCAAGGTCTTACTGACCGTGCGGCAGAGATTCTAAACCTGACCGAGAACTTGGAGCGCGAAGACCTCAATCCGCTCGAACAGGCACAAGCGATTGCTCGTCGTTTTCCCGCCGGCACATCGTTGCGGACGATCGCCCAGGAAATGAACCGCGATACGCGGTGGGTGCATCAGCGGCTACGGATCATGGAGCTTCCCGAGGAACTCCGTGAGAAGGTCGCCGCCCGGATGCTGACTTTGCTCGACGTGGATGCCCTCGTGAAGCTCCCCGCCGATGAGCAAATTCAGGCGGCCGATG